CACGAACCTCCACTTGGTACTCTTGTGAGTTGGCGCGAAGTAGTAAGTTTCATAGATCGAATGTTCTATGGACCACAGAGGGCTATATGCAAAATTTGCCACAAAAAGAAAACAGCAGAACAAAGGCGGAAACGATGATAGAACCCTCGCAACTTGATATCGCACAGTTAAAATTTGAGATGCGTACTATGTACAAGCATATTGGCTTTGAAGGTTCATTGCAGGTTTTGTATGAAATGATATGCGGGGCGAACATACTTGCAGAAGTAATAGCAGAAGAAAAGGCAAAAAATGAAACGCTTTAAGAAGCGAAAACTTATTAAGAAAGACAAGCCGTGGCATTGGCCATTTCAGCGCGTTAACTTTGGTGGAGCAAAAGAGTATTCATGTTTACATGGAATAGGGCATGGCGGAATACACGGTTGTGATGGATGCTGTTCTGATCCGAACTTTCCAAAGGAGATTAAATGAGCAATTTACGGGTATTGGTATTCGATATCGAAACTGCTCCGATGACAGCTTATATTTGGGGTCTTAAAGATCAGTATATTGATGTGAAGCAGCTAAAAACCGATTGGTATGTATTGGCATGGGGAGCCAAGTGGCTTGGTGATCCTCCATCAAAGCTTATCTACCGTGACCAACGGAATACTATACCCCTGGAAGATGATCATGCCATTATTAAAGAACTATGGCAATTACTTAATGAAGCTGATATTGTTATTACCCAAAATGGCGAAAGATTTGATGCGCCAAAGCTCAATGCGCGTTTTATCCTCCATGGAATGAAGCCGCCAAAGCCATATAAACATATAGACACTTATAAACTTGTGCGCAAGGTGGCCGCTTTCACATCAAATGGTTTAGACTATCTCACCCATAAGCTATGCACGAAGTATAAAAAGCTCTCCCATAGAAAGTTTCCAGGCTTGACCATATGGAAGGAATGTTTAGCTGGAAATAAACAAGCATGGAATGAAATGAAGCTATACAATACACACGATGTACTTTCCACCGAAGAGTTTTATATGAAAATACGAGCTTGGGCACCCGAATCAATGCCGACACCATTTGTCACTGATAAAGTTTCCGCGCTTTGTAAGACATGCGGGGAGAAAGGACGGATGACAAAAGAAGGTACCTCCATTAAGAATAAATTCAGGTATCAACGGTGGCAATGTCAGATGTGTGGTAAATGGGCTACAGGGGATAGAATAAAATGAGTGAAGAAGGATTTCTTACTGATATAAGGACCGCTGAATTATTCTTTCGTATATGCAAGTTATATCGTATACAGAATCGGGATGCCCGGATATTAGTTATGCGCGAATTAGTGCGGCGAAAGAAAGCCAAGTATCTTAGAGATGTTGCTTCTGTATTGGCGGGGAAGAAAATACTAGTAGTCAAACCAAAGGAGAATCAATGAGACGAATTCTACGAACGATAGCCATATTAACACTACTTGGTCTAGGATTAGCCGGTTATCTTAAAGAGAAACAACCTGTGCCGAGAGTAAAAATCCCTACTACGCGCTATCATGGTTATGAACTTAATCGTCAAGCTATAAATAGAACGAAAGCCTTTACGGTTCTCCTTAGTAATGAGGGCTTTGGCGGAGTTGGTCGTGGAACTGGTGTGCTTATTGATTCTACACATGTTCTTACATGTGCCCATATGGTAGAGAATGGAGAGAATGATCTATGGGTATTTCCTTATCCTGTGGGTGTAGTAGCCAAAGGAAGGCCAGTATTCATCAATCGGAGTAATGATCTGGCCATTCTTGAGCTTAATAAGGCCGTATATGTGGAACATTATGCAGTATTTCAAGAGATGCACTATGATGGAGAGCCCATTACGATCATCGGCAATACAATGGGCTCTATGAAGTGGTTTGTTAGTTTTGGAATCGTAAGCGGAGATTGGGATAACTTCTTACTGACGGATGGGGTACTTTACGGGGGAAATAGTGGCGGTCCTTGGATCAATGAACAAGGTGAAGTCGTGGCATTGACAGATTGGACGCTAGTTTATCGGGGGGCGGAGAGCGGAGTGCATGGCGGAGTGGCGGCAAAGACAATACATGACTTCTTGAAGGCATGGAAATCGCCATCAATAGGCCAGATATTACAGACATTACTTGGGGGTGGAGAATGAAACGGTTTCTAGGTCTAGTAGTCGGAGTTTCTTTTATTCTATTTCCTCTTCTTGGCTACACATATGTGATAGGTTGCCGAGATGGAATAGTACGATATCAAAAAAGTAAAAGATTCGCGCTTACTCTTATGAGTATGTATAGATATGGATTGATGGATGGCTATGCGGCTTGCAAGGCGGGGAAATGAGCTTTCGGGGGTTGTGTTTGCTATTGATAGGATACTGCGTAATGATTATATTTTTCTTTTACTTAGTTATTCGATTTCAATGACGATATTTCTACGGTAAATTCTTCTGGAACAGCTAACATCATCCGATCAAACGTCGATCTACTGTTGTCAAGCGCGTCACCATCTTTGCTTTCCCCTACTGCCACACATCCTAACAATTGCGACGGTTGATTTGCGGGATGGCACTCGATATTACTTCGATTCGGAACATCAATGCCTACAACTCTCATATCAAAATGCGCTGAATCACGTTTATACCCGCGAAAGGTTCCTTCGGGGATTGCAACTGCCGTTCGTTCCATAGTACAACCTATAAACTCACCGTTATAGTTCATCGTTCCAAAAAGAGCGTCGGTCGTCTCTAGTTTCGGGTTTCGTACGATGGCTAGGATTGTCGCACTTTTCAATGTCGATGTTAAATCCGCATCGTTCGCGGGGGCATTTGGTGATGCGCCACCACTGGGCAGAGTGCTTTGCCCGTTCAAAGATACGAATAGGCGTGATACGTAGGTTACAGCCTGGACAAACCATTGCATCCATACGCTATTCTCCATTTTATTTACCTAACAAGTGAACGTGATGTAGTGCTTCTATGGCTAGAGGGGAACCCATAACAAAATATATAGCCTTTTTAAGCCATTTCAAATCCCCCTTAATCTCCCCTGACTCAATGAGATGCTTTTCCATAGACTCTTCTAGCTTAGAAATTCTCTTTTCAAGACCCGGCATTGTTTTTCTCCTTTGAATTTCTAAGGAATTCTTTTAACTTTTCTTCCATAGCCGTATTAAATGGCTGATTGAATTTTTGCGTAGTACTAGTCGGCAATGTATCTGTCGGTGCGGGGGGAGTTTCATGTGTAGGGTTTGCCATTTGACTAGCTAATCCCGGTAGTGTACTCCCAAATCCGGGTACTGGCTTCCCAAATTTATCTTCTAAGTCTGGAACAATCCCGCCATCAGCCATTCCAGTAGGAGCCGCTGTATTTTGAGCTACGGGCGCATCATTTGCCTTCTGTTTAGCCGCGGCATAAGCAGGATCTCGTTGGCTAAGCACAAAATCGGTTACCGCATTTGATTTTTGCACTTCCCCAGTGTTTTTTGCCTGGGCTGCATTCTTCTGAAATGTTGATTTCCACTGAGCTAAGGCCGGATGATCAATATTCACAGCGGTAGAGATAGTTGCGGGTTGCCCCCCTCCCTGAGTTATATGAACAGGCTTTGTTTCGCCCATATTCTGTTGCACCGCTCCGCCAGCTATTTGTGCGCCAACCGTAGGTAATGCCCCAGCGATAGAGGGAATGCGATTAGCAACCCCCTGGGCTAGATTTGACATAGCGCGGGGATTTTGAAGGGTGGCTGTAGCCGCACCGATAGCCCATAAAGGATGCCCCGCGCCTAGTAGCCCTAAAGAAGTTAAAGCATTAATAGCAGGTGTCTGTTGTCCGGGTAATTGGCCTACAAGTTTACCGATCATACCAAAGCCCTTTGCTGGCATATTTCCGGCTCTTTCGCGGCCAAGAACGTCTTGTAAACCATCCACAACAGGATGCAGTTTGGAATAACCTGCCATAGCATCTTTTAATTCGGGGGTAAGATTAGGATTATCAGCGGCACTGGCCACGATGGATTTTTGACCAGCACTAAGGGCACTATATACATCCGCCGCAGCTGGATTTTTAACAGTACCATTCATAAATGCTGAATTTCCATAAGATTTCTTGAGTCTTTGGAGTTGGTCAAAATAAATTTGTTGCGGAACCATTCCTTCTTCATTAGAAGCTACGCCAGAAGATATATTCTGCCGCGCCATTGTCAATATATCCGCCATCCCTTTTTTATAGAAATTTGCATTTCGCATTTCATCTGGATTTTGAAGCATAGAAGCGGCTTGATATTTAGCATCTAAAGAATCTAAAAGGGGTTTAATATCTGTATGCAGACCTAATTCTCCCGCTTTATTTCCGATTTGACCAATCTGATCGCCATATTGGTCTTGCATAGCTTTGGCGGCATCAAACATTTCTTGGGTAGATGCCCCCGGTTTTATAATGCCTTTCTGCATGAGCATTTTGCCGGTATCAATAAGTTCTGGTTGCGTCATGTTGCCTAATTCTTCAGACCCCATCCCTACACCCTGGGCCGCTTTTTTAGCGGCATAGGTTTCTAATCCCGGTACGGCTTCTCCGGCCAATCCAGCCAGCTTTTGCCCCGCCGCTCCCCCCGCCGCGCCTAATCCTGCCCCTAGGGCCACTTGGCCAACTGCTTGGCCTCCTGAGCCTCCACTAGCAAGTGTATCTATAGCGTTTCCTGCCCCAAATCCGGCCCCAATGGCTGCTCCTTGACCTGCGGCCTCACCAAGGGTCGCCGGGACGCTAGAACCACCTGTAAGAAGCGCGGGAGCCGCTATTCCAGCCGCTTGTCCCATAAGACGAGAGGGCTCATGGCTTGCAATGTCAGATTGTATCTCTTTTTCAACCTCTTTTCTCTCTTGTAAATACGGCTTATTCTCTGCCGCTCCCGCGAGGGCAGAATAGGCTTGTGTGCCCATGGGAAGCATTCCCACCGCGCCACGCCCAGCGGCCCCAAGAGCCGTTGTCTCATCTATAGGCTCATCTTGGCCCACAGCTGGAATACCGCCGATGGCAGAGAAGTCAATCTTGCCCGTTTTGGCTGGCGTTGCGTCTAAAGAAGAGAAATCAATGGCCATTTTATATCCTTATTAGTGAGTTTATGGTTGAACACTAAGATTTGGGTCCATTTGCTTAGCTCTGGAAAGATTCTGTGCCGGAATCCATTGTGCTTGTCCACCATCCGAAGGCTTTACAAGAATGTTTCCACGCGCACGATTAAAGTACTGGTCTGCGAGTTTTGCACCACTAGCCTCAAGTTGGGCCGCACTAGGTTTAATACCTAAAACAGAGGCATTTTTTACCGCGTTGTCAACATCAGTTGAGGCTTGAGCATGAGATTTCATATATAAATCTGCATCTTTTTCTTGCTTTGCCACTTGTGCTGACATGATTTGAAAATAGGTGGGGAGATCTTTCTTCATTGTACCTTTTGGAGCCCCTATCATGCCATTCAAATGATCGTCCACACCATATGCGTCTATTGCGGCAGCTTGTTTTAGAGCATTATCGCCTAGTTGAGTTTGCACAGATACCGTTTGTAGTCTGTCTTGACGGGCCTTGTCAAAATTAGCCAGGGCTTCATCACGCTGTTGCTTTTGCATTGAGAATATATTCTGTAGAGAATGTTGCTGGACACCACCTTTTGCGGCAATGGCATCACCGAGGCCAGATACCGCTTGGGCAATAACAGCACCCAATCCATGTTGTTGGTCCTGTAATTTCTGTACAAGAGCCTGTCTATCTTCTGGATTTACCCCTGCGGTAAGTTTTGAAGTGTCTTGGTTGAATAGAGTGCCAAGGTTCGGCATCGCGGGTTGCGGTGTAGAACTGGCCGTGCCACCGGGAATCCCGGTAGGAGGCGCAACAGGTGGTAATCCCGGTGCGGCGGGGGGTGGAGGCGGTGCAACAGGCGGCGGAACCGCCGCTGGACCTTGAAGATTGGTACCTAGTCCTGCATTAATAGCCGGAGCTATTCCGGGGGTGGCAGCAATATCAGCAGTCCCTTGAGCAACACCGGGCATTGTAGGGAGAGCATTACTTAATGTTCCACCTACTTGACCAAGAACACTTTTTATCTGATCCCAAAAACCAGGATCATTTTGACTTGGCGGAGCCGGTGGGCCAGCCGGAGTAGGTGGAGGTACAGATCCACCATCTGCATATTTCTTTATACCCATCGCTTTATAAATTTCATTCATTTTCTCTTCGTGCGGAATTACGTCACCTTCAGCATGGTGCCATTTCTTTGCATTTATAGCGAATTGGGCTCGCTTACGAAGCGTTTCGTCATCTGAATTAGCCGCATGTTCTAGCTTTTTTGCAGGAATAGTTTTATCTTCTGATATTCCAAGTTCTTTGTGCAAAGCTCCTTTCTTCAAACCTTCAAGAAAATGTGGAGTCTTACCACCTTCTGCCATATGTGTAGGATCATCATTTCTTCCTGTTTCAGTAGATGTGGCAGGTGTATGAGGAACATGTTCGGCATGAGTAATAGCATTAACTTTAGCCGGAGATATATTTCCTGTATAAGTTACATGCGGATATCCTCCTTCTGCCATATGGGGAGGATTATTCTTTTCACCAGTTTCAGTAACATCCATCGGCCCTGCTTTGTGTCCCTCCATATGAGTATCTTTTTTCACTTCAGAAGGACTTTCATTTTCTAAAAAAGTAACGTGTGGATAACCGCCATCACTCATCGCACGAGCCATCATGCCATTTGGAACAGGATGCTCTAAAGATGATCGTTCCACTTTACCACCTTCCGCCATTCCTGATTGGGGTGCGGTAGTGGGATTTGGTTGTGGCATTGTAGTTTGGGGCACATCTTCCCCCATCCCAGGATGAAGTAATTGGGCAAATTTACTTGAAAGATATGATTTCACGGCATCTGAATCGTGATTAACACCTTCTTTGATACCTTGTCCAAGGTCAGCGGCAAATTTCTTGTCGTCGGGCTCCGCAATACCGCCTTCATCCATCTTTTTGACATGCTCAGGTAATTTGGATATATCAGGCGTAGCAGCTGCAAATTCTTTAGCAATTTCAGGATGTTTAGCGAACATAAATCTTTGTTGAGATTTCGATTCAAAAGGCATGTTATTTACTCCTCTTGTAGCCACTAGTAAAACCTGTTAAGTCTACTTTCTTTCCTGTTCCGGGTACAGGAGCATTTTTAGCAAACTCTTCCATATGAGGGCCGTCTTTCGGAACTGATCGCGGGATAACTAACTCACCCGGACTTAACATGGCTGGAACAGTATCGTTTTTCTCGCTATCGCCATCCACTTCAGCTTTTCCTGGGACATAGCTACCAAGTTTCATGCAGATGGCATGATCGTGTACCATTCCGCCATCAGCATAGCATGTATAGCCACCGTGGGCATATGTCGTGCCAGAATTTACTGCTTTAGGTGCGGGTTGATTAAGTTGATTGGTCGCCATTTTACCCGCCGCACTTCCTAGTGCTGCTCCGGCTGGACCACCCAATGCCGCTCCGCCAATTGTACCCGCCGCTCCAAGTAAAGACCCGGCCATAGCATTGCCTTGATTCTGAGCATTTTGCGCTGCCGCCGCCTGTTGACCACTAACACCAGCCACACCAGCCGCTTTATTTAATTCATTATTAAACTGTTGCTGTGGTAATCCTGCATTATAATATACTTGGCCTTGTCCTGCCGCTGTATTCGCCGCATTTACGCCTTGAGCAGTACCAGTATTGAATTCCCCCGTTTGAATCTGATTAGCCACATTGCCTGTATTAGCGGCATTTTGATAACCTTGATTTGTGGCATTGATAGTATTCTGAGCCGCCGCTTTATTTGCCGCTTGGCCATAATCTGAGGCATTAACTTGTCCACCAATATTTGCCATTTGATTTAATGCGGCTTGTTTATTGGCTTCCGCTATGGCGGCAGTTTCTAATCCTTGTGTAGCGGCATTATTAGATGCACCTTGATTAGCGATAGCCTGTTGGGTCAACGCAAAATCTCCGCCGCCCTGTCCCATCGCTTGCGCTTGTTCTTGTAGGGCTCCCCTTGCGCCTTGCGCTTGCGTATTTGCCGCATCTATCGTCTGTTGCAACGCAAGTTTTGCCGCTGGGTCGAGACCACCAGCATTGGCCAAATTGGTATATTGACTCAAAGCATTAATCTGTGCCGCTCTAGTAGAAGGATCTAGGGAAATATTATTATAACCTGATGGAGCTTGATTGGCCACTTGAATCTGATTCGGATTAACAACTCCTTGCACAGATTGCATAGGAAGATTATTCACTGTTTCAGAGGCAACAGTAGGAACATTGGCCTGGGTATAGGCCGCAAGGGCTTGTTTTAGATAGTCTTGAGCGTTTGTGTCAGATGAATCGAACAGTCCCATTTTAAATCTCCTTACTCGCTAGCGGCTATATTACTGCCGTAAATTTTATTTAGTAGATTAGTTAAATTCTGATACTGCGGATTAAATACATTTTGAAACTGTTGACCGCCTTGATAACTATTAAACCAAGGATTTGACACTTGTGTATTATTTGGTCCCGGTGCGCTTATTGTTTTATTCATAGCATCATATAAAGCTTTTGCTTGCGCTTTTGGATCAGTGATTGTGGGAGCGGTGGGGGCTTGATAAGTTCCAGCTTGTGCGGCTGTTGCGGGGGTTAAATTAGGAGCCGCAATTCCCGTATTAAGTCCGGCCAATAGATTCTGGAATGCATTGGCTTGAGCATATTCTTGGGGTGTAGCAACTGTTTGTAATGTTGGTGCATTAGCACTAAAAGGAGCATTAACATATTGCCCAAGAGGATTAGCAATAGTGGTAGCCCCCCCAGTGGCAGGAGTTTGGCCTTGTGTAATCCCTGCAAGAAGTTCATCTAGACTATTAACTTGGGTATTAACAGGGTTCCAGACATTTTGATTCTGCGCTACGGCGGCATTATAAGCATCTCTTGCGGCTGTTGCTTTCGCAAGATCGGCATTAGTCCCGGTATTTAATGCACCTATCTGATCTGCTATTTGTTTATTTGCCGCCGCTGAAGATTGTTGTGCATCTGCTTGCTCTTTTCCAATATTGGCATTTACATCCTGTGCGCCTGAATATAAATCAGTAAGGAGCGACGAGAACGGTTTATAGGCACTTTCTATCTGATTAAGAGCCGTTGGACTTTGGGAAAGAATCGCACTATTAAGACCCGTTACAGAAGCCGAGGGAGCCGCTTCGTTTTGCGATAAAAGTTGTTGTCTACCGGCTTCTGTAGTAGTTTGTTGTTGCCCTTGTGCTATGGCATTATTTATAGCACTTTGCTGATTAGTATATTCTGGCGTAGCTTGGGCTGATGCTGGACCACTATAAGTATTTGTAAGAAGGCCCTGAAATTGCTTTACATTTCCTTGGTCATTTGCAAAGGAAACGGGGTTGGCCGCTTCTGCCGCCAGGGTGGCAGGATTACTAGCGGTATAACCGGGAGCATTTGTTACTTGTTGATTTATTCCGCCTAGTGTGGAAGCATTTTGCCCCGATAAAGTGTTATACTCTTGACCAATCCCTTGGGATAATTTATCAGCAAGAGGCTGGGCTTGGCCTTGATTAGCTGTAAGATATTTATCTAGCGTGGCAAAGCTTCCTCCTGCTCCTGGTTGTCCGGGTTGCGCGGATGGGGCGGCAGCACCTACATTTCCTATTCCGCTAGAGGGAGCCAATTGTACGGCCCCTCCCCCAGCGGGGGGTACGGCTCCTTGGGAAGGAGTTTTTTGATCCTCATCAGCTGTCATATTTGAGACATAGGCCATAGCAGTTTCCTTAGTTTATAACAGCTGGCCACCAAACTCGTATCGTAATTGTATACGGAACCGAATCTGTAAGGCCAGTTATTCCTAGCACATTAAAAGTGCCGTTTAAATAGCTCCATGAGACAAAAGGAGCAGTACTGAAAATTTGGGTGCTTCCATCTGTGGGATGGATTGAAAGAAGATCCATACCCAACGGATTATAGACATAATTTGTAGCAAAACTATAGATATTTTTACTAACGGTTGAAGAACCGACTATACTAAATGTTTTGGTTTGGACAATATCATTCTGTTCGGGAGTAAGATTATTCGACAATCCTGTATAGATTTGTTGCATGAATAGATTAAGCCCATAGAGCAATTTGCCTTTCCATGCACCTTTTGGTGCATCGCCAAGGTCCTCTTCCGTAATTCTTCGGTACAGTGGTAATTGCATGTTATTTAGAGCGTGTAGTCGTCGGTCTATAGGTTAATACTAGACCAGCGAAGCTAAACGCCACCATAGCTTGTGATAGAATTAATTCCACATTCAGCCAATGGGCCCTACGCGCTCCTAGAGGAATATAATTTCGTAAACTTTGGAGCGGTGCCGCACCTGAGCCCCATGGACCGCTTCCCCAAGGAAATGTACCCCACCCAGTATCTTGAATAAAGGGAGTAAATATAACAGGTGTAGTCGAAGCTACAAAATCCGAAGAAAAGTTAAATGTAATCGAATCAAAGGCGATATTCTGAAAGAATAGCTGAATTTCTTGGAAGAATTTCACAGTACCAGGATTACCCCTAGCCCCATTAAGTTCGCGTACACCGATTATAGGAGTGAATAGCACATCTATATTAATAGGTTGTTCATAGGCCGTAAAAGACGCGGCTAAGTTCCAGTTCTTTATATCTTTCACCACAATATGCGTCGAGTCAACGATATTTGTAATAACAGAGATTACCGAGACAATACTAGGCTCATTATCGCCTTCAGCACTTAGCTGAGCAATGGACCATCCTATATGCGCTCCTGCCGTACTTGTGACTGTTAGCATCGTGCCTGAAAATGCAGTAATAGTCGTAGGAATTTCTATATCAGCAAAATCTGAATTAGCAAAGGCTTTTCGCTCCTGAAACATAAAAGGATATGTTGCATCGGCTGAAGCGGCATATAATCTATGCTCGGTTGGAGATTCATGTAAATCCCAAAGAGCTATGGGATATTGATAGGTAGTCCATGTCTGTGTAATAATGTCATAGACATACTGAATAGTTGCCAGTTGAAAATTATCTACTGAAGAAACAGTAGACATGATCCATTTTCTATCAGTTTCATAGGATGTACCAAATGTAATTTCAGGGAAGTTAGGGTGGAGATAGGAACTAATCTCTTGTAGCTCATTTTCTATTGGCCTACTAATAATTCCTGGGCCAGTTTCCGTTATAGCTACTACTCCTTGATTCGTAAAGGCGAATACTTGGTTGGACATGACTGTAGGAGATTCAGGAGCCGTAAGAATAGTGCCAAGATCGAGTGTAGTAACAGTAAATGGGAAAGCTGTACCTGTTAATTGAAAGCACCCATCGGCTTTTAGAACTATGACTGAATTTCTTAGCGGTAAACAACGAAGCCACTCAAAATATTTATTGCCTACTGAAATTGTATTTGCAATAGGTACGGCTTCCGGCTGTTCAAATTTGGAACAATAACCTGAGCCTATGAAACCCCCCGCCAAAGAGAGATTATCGCTTGGGACGACCGTTAACTTTGGAAACCAAGCTGTTGAATTGGAAGAACTAACTCCAAATTGGATACGGCTTATTCCCTGTTCCTGTAATACAAAGTCACCAGGAAGCGATGATGCGCTATTAACATCGGTGCTATCATAAGCATATACTTGAGTCTGTGATTGACGATTTAATACACGGATAAGAGATTGTTTTGTGTTAAGAATATCGCTTGCTGGGTCACCGCCACTAAACACTTTAAATTGGGCTGCTGGAATATTCTCTGCCGCTTCTGCTGTCAATGTAAAACTCGATAGGCCGGTTGTTACCGTAAATGTATCACCTATCATTAAAGCCCCTACGCCATTCGTGGAGAGAAGGCTAAGAAGAAATTTATTTTGTGTAGTGGCCGCCCCATAAATTACATATCCCTGAAAAAAGCACACATCATTTGCAAGGGGGGGAATATTATTAGCCTGGGCAATTCCCTCTTGGCCAGAGTTGGTGTAAAGAGCCGCACCAAGTAATGATTCGGGTGTAGAATCAGTAACGGTAAAAAATCCATTCGTTAAATCCGTCGAGGATGGAAAACCTTGTATAGTGAGTTGCAATTCATCGGATGGTTGCGTTGTACTGCTTGCGCTCATCAACGAACGATATATTGTATATTGATCTGTGGTTTTGGTGCCGTGTGGAATCGTAAACACAAGAATCACATTACGACTTCCACCAGTACTATTCGACACAATAACGCGGGTAGAAGGAGTGCCCTGTACATCATTATGATTCGCATCCGTAGTAGTCCAGGTCATTCTATAGGCTACTTCGGTGTTTGTAGCCATGAATCCTGATGCACCAGTGAGGGTGGCGGTGCCATCAAGTCCCGGTAATCCTCCGGCCTGTATAAGTGGATGAGAAGGTGCATCAGTTTTTAATAGACCCGTCGTAGAGGTCATATAGAAATTGCCATTGCTTTGTACTGATCTATATGTATCAGTAAAAGCATAGGCCGGGGGGGAGAATGGGTGCGTGGTTTCTATCCACGTTCCAAGATTATCACTATCATAGCCAAAATAAAATCGGGCCGGATTTGTATCTGATACAGTTACATCTCCAAACCAGATGAGTTTTGATCCCGCATAGAAAAATTCTTGAAATATATTTGTATGCACAGAACCAGTAATGGTTTGTAGGCTCGTACCAAACTGCCGGATACCACGTCGGCCAGAGAGAAGGCCATCATAATCCACCACAACATTTTGAGCAATAAGACATGAACCATCTGGAACTTGCGATAATGCATTGGGCATTGTGAAAAGCCCTTTGCATGTTAATTGTATTTCCTGCGGGGAAGTTTCGAGGGTCATTGTTAGTCCCAGGCGTATAAGGAATTAGGTGTAGTGAGTCTTATAACATTACCATCTACGCGGGGGGTTAGAATACTAATCAAATAGTTTTTCATATCGGCGGCTTGACTCATAGCTGTATTAAAACCTTGTACGTCTCCATGAATCTCTAGACACTTAGCGGCAGATAGCTGCAAAAGTAAATCATAGCCAGGAGAATAGGGAATTTGAGCAACGGGAGCTTGTCCCGATAGACAGATCCAATCGCCAACTTGTAATGTTACATTTCCAAATTGATCGACGGGAAGAGAAGTAAATGTCATTGTTAGAAATGATATTGCTGTACAGACTGAATCATCTTGCAAGGCATTAAAATTAGGTACGTTGGATATCATATCATAGTCGACCGAAGTTGAAAAAGTACTTGGTACATTCAATACGGTTACATTATTGCCGCTAATTGAGGTAACCTGGGCACAATCGGTTGTTTTAACAAGACTATTTGGTTGCCGAATATATCGCATTCTAAGAAACTTATATGCGGGAGTATTTCCAGCGATAGAACCTAAGAACAGAATTAAATCATTATTCTGCACATAGAAACCCCACAAGGCCGGATTAATTGCAAGTCCCGTAGAATTTACATTTGACATAGTATCTTCTGGCCGTAGTCGAGGTATGCGAATTTCATTATTATTGGAATCCACAAAAGATACAGAGCGTAATTTGCCTCCGAGAGCGCGGGGCGGAAGAGGAAATACAGTTTGATTGGCGTTATATGGGATATCATTACGCAAAACAAAGTACTCCTCAGATTGATTATCAATCATCGGATAGATTTTTGAAGTCATCTCGAATGTTAGAATAGTCAATAGATCTGTATCTGAGAATAGGGCTTGAACAGAGGGCATCAAAGGAAGAAGCCTAAGTGTAGTAAGGAGTGTAGTAGTAGTATAATCTAAGCTCATTTAATTTAACCCCTTATCCTGCGATTTCTTCTAGCAAAATATATGCCACATCTGGTGCCGATGCTCCGCTTGAAAAAACGGCTGTGGTATTATCATTATTTGCAAAATTAATAGAATAGGTTATGCTAGACGTTGTTGCCGGACTATCATAATAGGACATTGAATAAGATATTGCACTATTTGATAATTGGAGCCTAGAAAAATGATTTCCAGATCCCGCAAGATTTGTAGCCCCTCTAAAAATAGATAAATATTCAGTAGTTGAACCTGCGCTAAAGGCGCAACCAGTAACCGTTACACGAATTTTAGATGTAGCTGAAGAAGGAGTAATTGATAAACTACTTCCTGTTTGGAATGTGCTTGAAGTAGTCGTATAACCAACGCTATCAGTATGCTGAACAGCTTGAACTATAGCCCCGGTAATTGTACCCGTAACTACTCCGGTTGTCCCGTTCACCGCAAATAACTTTGTTCGGCTAGAATCCGATTTTCTGATCTCAAAGTTGCCGAATGTTCCTGAAGTATTTGCCGTGCTGTCTAAAAGTCCCATAACAATATCTTTTCCAGCAGGACTTGTAAGTTGAGTTCTAGGATTTGTTAAATCTCCAACCCCGCCAGAATAAGAAGTATAGAACCTTTCAGTAAGGAAATTATTCGGTCTACGAACAAGCATATCCCCATAAGTGCCAGAGGTTTGAAGAATTTGATTAGGATCATACATGGGTCTAACGCAACGAACATTTGTAACAATTGAATCATTTGATCCAGTAAGATCTATACCATAGCGGGTAGCGGCAACTGGGGAACTACTGCCCACAAGAGCATTATTAAATGCTATGGCATATAAACTACCGCCGCCAGTTCCCATTAATTTAACATCAGAATATAAATACGTGACAAGTTCTGCGGCATTTACAGAAGTGGGGGCTGTAGTGGTCATAACAAGAACATTGGTGCCGCCACCACTCTGAATAACGGGATACCAATCTACCCCATTTACACCTGCTCCTTGAATTGTAACAGTCTGACCATTTACCAAGGTTCCACCAGCAGATACAGATACCGTGGCATTACCCGCCATAGTATTTGCGAGCATTGGGGGTATTGGAGCAGACCCCGTAAAACCATTAGACTCTGTATTCAATGTGTCGAATAGAACATTTCCAATTCCACCAGCAAGAACAATACCATCCTGGGCACAAAAGTTAACCACTACATCTTTGAAAGTTGCACTCCCACCGACTCCTGTTGGAAGCTCAATATGAACACCATTTATTGTCGCACTCGAAAAGTTTACTGAATCATAATTACATTTATCCCATAGCGGAGGTGTTCCAGTTGATGAGTTATCTGCTTGTAATCCTGCGGAATTAAGAAAAATTCCGTATTGTCCTCCCGCAAAGTTACAGTTCTTCACAAACCATTGCTGATTAAAACCTTTCATAAAAATACCAGCTGTGCTAGGATTATCAAAAAATACGTCTGTAATTGTAACCCAAACACCACCGTTCTGCACATAAATCTGGTCATTACCACCAACTAAATGAAAGCCACTAATTTCTATATTTTGAATCGTAGCATCCGTAGCACTTCCGATAAATAGATTGAATATAGAATCTGTAGCCGTTTGCGTGATCGTTGTTCCTGAAGATGCAGAGAGAGGATTGTAACCTAAAAGTCGAATAGGACCTGCGGGGAGTTTAAGAGCGGCGGTAATATGATAATTACCAGAAGGGAAGAATACTGTTTGTCCACCTACAGCGGCATTAATAGCACTTTGAATGGCAACTGTGTCATCTGTAGTACCGTTACCAGTTGCGCTATAAGGGGCATCTTTTACATTGATAACTCCTAGATTAATTAATACTCCATTTGAATCAAATACAGGATGACTGTTATACTGTAATTGATTTGAGCTATTAACCTCTAAAAATATATTTCCCGTATTGGCCGCATTTCGCCATGCAATATCATCTGCATTAGCGAGACGGATTGTACCCGCTGTTGCATTGGGAGGAGCCCCAACAGTCAAAGCATTAGTGAGGGTTAAACTTAAAAAGGTTGGGGAAGAAGCGGTAGCAATATCTTGGGGAAGGGAAAGAGTGACATTCCCCGTAGGACTAGAAGCTATAACTTGATTAGGCGTTCCTATAATTGACAGTACATTCCCGGTTCCTGATGCAATGACAATTCCATTAAAAGTAAGTTGATCGCTTCCATTAATAGCTAACGGAAGATTTGCACTATTGGCATTATTACGCCAGTCTATTGAATCGGTTTTGGCAAGACTGATCTGACCTGCCGTAGCAGGATTGACTGTGGTGGATCTAAAATAAGGAGCAAAGAGACCAAAGCCGCCCGTTAAAGTAACATCGCCGGTTAAAGGAAATAGCCCGGCGGTAGGGAATACTCCGTGTGGTATAGCTACCAAAAAATTCGTTACATTTTGACCCCAATTTACATCCCCAATATCGGGAATTGTATAATTCAGGCCGCTAGGCAGAGGGAATGTGATTATTTCGCTCAAGGTATTTCTCCTATAAAAATTGAGGGGTTTTTATTGCGGTTGTCTACCCCCAGCCGCATTTACTTAACTACTAATCTATTTCTTTTTCTTTCTGCCCAAGAAACTAGCAAACATAGAAGATGGTTCACTCTCTGCTTCAGGATATTCTGTCCCAAGCGGTTCTTCATGTTCGGTCGTGGTGAGAGAATCGCGTTTCTGCAATCCTTCGCCCACTTCTTTGTGAACTGCCCCTTCTTTATCAGGCTGACCATCCGCCGATTCGTAAGGAATAGGTCCTGAATGGATTTTAGGTGTTGGATCAGTCGCATTGACCTTTTCAACAACTCCACCCTTGTTATAAGCCATTCCGCCTTGATTAAAACCAAGATTCGCGGTGTGCTGACCTTCTGGAATTAGCTTGGTATCGACTTCATGCTCAGGAGTAGATTTATCCATTTCATGCCCTGGAAGAACTTCTACTTTTTCAACTTGAAGGCCGTGCATATCATCTTCACCTTCTGGTTTACTAAGGCCGCTAGACACTTCGCTAGAAGCGTGAGCCTTTAGCATATCAAGGAGCTTTTTTACCATTCCCCTTTTTTCATCAAATGCGTCATTCATAGTATTAAATCTCCTTTATTATGATAAAGTAACGGCTGTGCCAGCAGTTCCACCAGAAAAACCTGATGCAACCACGTTCGACAAATTTCCGGCAGATAATTCCAAGCCATTGCCCGTAAAACCAGCGTGTTTCGCTGTAATTGTAACAACGCCAAGTGCAGATGTAGCCGTAACCATAACATTCATGGAGGGCGTACTATTAATAGCAAGAGCCATCCCAGCAGCCACAACAGTAGGAGAGGCATTAACATTAAACTGACCGAGGGTAGGATTTGCACCGCTAGCTTCAGCCGTCAAGTTTTGATTCACAACCGTTCCGACTTGACCAGCCGTGGGACCGGTGGATGACACTGTAAGCGTTCCAACAGCCTGAATAGCTCCAACAGCTTCAGCAACCGTGGTGTAATAAAATGCTCCATCTCCTAAACCTTGGAAATAACGTGACAAATTCTGCAACGAATCTGAAGAACTAGAACCACCTTGCGGATTTAACTGATCCAATACCATAGCGGCGGTATCAACCGTGGTAACTACGATGTTCGTGATGCTCATTTAAAACTCCTTTATTTCAGATGTTTGCGTACCGCCTTACTTAGGACGTGCTACGCGAATGAGTTTATAGTAAACCATCAACTATAAACTACTACTATCCCAACATTGGTGGGGTCGTCGGGGAGGCAACCCCACCAGATTGAGACGGTGGGAATTACGACCGAGGAACGATGTTCTGAATGAGACACATATGGCTAGGAGTTTCGGCAAAGATAGTATTATCCGCCCAAATTCTAACCTGATAACCCGCGAAATCACCCAAAGGAACTTGGAGATAGCTGTCCGTCGAGGTACCCGGAAGCTGGAATGTCAATTCGCTGGAACCAATACGAGTAATGCTATCCGTCGGATAAAGCAAAGCTTCGCCACGTTTCATCAACGGGTGCGGAACAATGGTCATCGTGCCGGAAGGAGAATAGAATTCCAACGCATCACAACCGTTGTCAAACTTTTTCCCTTTCACATCGCCGTATCGGCGAGCCGCAGCCTGTTCGGTCAAGAGGTCGCTGAAGGAGGTCAAAGGCACGAGAACCGTGCACTCTTCGCCCATCAGTCCCTTGTCGCCGGGGAGCGTGATAGCTTTCTGTAGTTTTCCGAAGGACAGAGGCGCGAGCCCCGCGTCATACGTATTTCCCTGCCAAAGGGGCCAGGTAACAGAATTGATGCTGAACAACGTTCCCATATTGGAAGCAATGGTGATTAAACCAACGCCTTCGATAGGAAGCGCAAACGTCGCTCCGAACGCGCCATTGAAGGCAACATTCAAAGGAGTGGCCGTGGCGGCGACAAGGGCAGTACTGCCCGTGGTCGTACCATTAACCGTGATCGTGAACGCAGTAAAGTTCATACCAACCACTTGGAACACTGAATCTGCGCCCGAAGAAACAAGCGCACCACCGGCCACAACGTAGAACTGAACCTGGGCTCCAATTGAAGAGGCCCAAATGCCCGTCGCCCAAGAAGCAGCGGTAAGCTGAACAGTCGTTTGCGTGGCAGAAACAGCGGTCGTTGAGGAAGTAACACCAATTCCACGAGTTCCGTGGAGATACGTCGCTTCGAGGCGGAAACCCGCCCCTTCGGTCATGTCGTTGAGCGTAATGTCAACGGCTTTGCCGAAGCTATTCTTACCAGCTGAGCGGCTGATAGCCGTATAGCTGATATTGTCACGTCGGATCAGGCTGAAAGCCGGAACCAAAGCGTTTTCCATCTGAAGCCCAATAGCCGCATTAAGCGCGAACGCTGAACCATCGGTATTGTACGTGTAACCCTGGCCGGATTGCACTTTAACAGGAGCATTGAACTTGTCTCCTAGTTGCTTCATCCCTTTTTCCACGGTTGTATTCTTCAACACGTAGGCATAGTTGGGAACTAAGTCTTTAATCTTGTCTTGGTAGGCTTGTTTAAAGTCACCATTTAAAGCTGATAGATCAACGTCACTCATTTTATTATCCTTTGAATCTAATGTCGGAGTGCGTGAGATTCGTCCAGTAGATTTGGATAGGGGTTAGCGTCCTCTTTCTACGTTTCGTTATAACCGCATCAACGTCATTCTTCACACTTGACTTAATCTGGTCCCTTGCGTGAATTCGGGATGCAGATAAAACTATTTTAGGCAGATGTAACAGTGTGCCATGCCGCATCCGTTCCAAAAAAGCATAGTTTATTCAGAGTGGTATCGAGAATAATCGTCGCTTGTAGAGGAAAGAGAGCGTTTTTCTGAGTCGTAGTATAGCTATTCAACACGTTGTTGATAGCAACCCAACCGTTATTAGGATCAACAGACTGGATTTGCTGGGTAGGACCATCATACACAACATTTGCGGCTTTAGGGGTGGCTGTGGACATTTTTTCTTCTCCTTGATTTTAAATGTCCCCGAAATGGTTGCAGAGGGCAGAATCGAACTGCCTACCTACGGATTATGAGCCCGTCGAGCTACCAATGCTCCACTCTGCGAATCTTTAGAAATTGCCCGGTGCGCCTGGATGCAATCCAATTCCCGCTTCTGATTTTTGCTGTCTAAGAGCTTTCCAATAAGCTTTACCCTTTAGTTTGGAAATATCCACTTTATTCTGCGGATTCTCATTTACAGTCTTTTTATCAGGAACAGGATTTGCTGTAGTGCGTTTATAACGATCTACACGCGCTTTGGCAATTTTATTTGACAAATTTTCACCGACATAAGCAAGTAAATCATCGCCATCCAATGTTTCCATTGTGGACCGATGAATTTCTTTTAAATCACGCGCTACATAGGGTAGCACCTGTTCTACTGTATATTCTTTCTTATCAGCTAAACCGGCATCAATATACTGGGCAATAAGAGCAAGGCTAAGCCGTGTTTTTGGAATAGCATTAGCATTAAGGGCGGTTTCGCACTCTTTCTCGAACTTCTGAGCCCATTCTTGTGTTTTACGGTTACCTTCGGCGGTTTTCGCTTCAGCTTCCTGTTGTTCTTTAAGAGCTTTAGCTTCTGCTTCGCGTTGTTTGTAATCCTCTAATTCGCGTTGCTCAGGAGTCATATTCTGAAGCCTAAGTTGGTTGTAAAGAATCTCAGTGGCAAGCTTGGTAGCATCAATTCCTTGAAGTTTACATTGTTTCTCAAAACCAAGAGGATCAGTTTGAAGCATTCCGAGAAGTTTCTCAGCCATATCAACTTTCTGAGCAGAAGTACGGGCTTTCTCTTCAATACCAAATACCTTTTGAAGATCGGCCTTCAGTTTATCTTCGTTAGAAGCATCGTACTCTACTTCTTTCCCATTGACATTCAATTTGAATATCTTTTTGGGCTGTTCGGCGGCAACGCCATTATCATCAACCTTAGTGGCTGGTGAGGCACTAGCCTTCGGAGCAAGAGCTTGGGCATCAGCTTTAGACGCGGGTGCGTCGCTAGATACTGCTGGTGCAACGGGTGCAGCTGGTGCGGCATTATTTTCGGCCATTAGAAGTTCTCCCCAAGAATTACGCGAGCGCGTTCACTCACGTTTGTTATATCGCGTGTTAGCGCGTCCATCTTTGCTTTATGAGACGCCATAGTAGCAAGCATCTCAGTAATATCTTCGTCTCTGTTCTTGCGTGTGAATATAGCTTCTGAGGCTTTCACGCCCCATAAAGCCACGATAGATACAGCTATCATTGGCGACTTTAGATACACTGTAGCCGCTAACAGTAATAATGTTAATATGTACAACGGTACATTCTCTTTCATTTATTCCCCCGTTAGTCTATGAATGCCTATCGTTGAATAGCTAAGATTAGATCGTGCGCTAATCTCATCAAGAAGCTGTTTAGTCGTAGCGCATCCCAAATGTGGTTCCCACAATTCTTTGTCTAGAATCTTAGCAAATTCACAACAAAGCGTAATATCCATAGTCCTATCAGATGTTCCGGGCGAACACCATGCTTGTGCGGCCTTTTCCATCGCTAGTTGTGATATTGTTCTCATAGAAACACGTTATGGAAATAATCCTCTGCCTTCTGTTCTATCTCATTGAATGCCCATCCATCCATAAGATCATCCGCCGCGCCAATAGCATGTCCTAGCGTGGTGGCAATTCCGTGGCGGGATTCAATAACCATATCGTCCTGAAGAAGTAACATTTCGGCGGAGAAGAGATTATCTCCATGTGCTTTTACGCGAAAAGCAAGAGATACATTCTCCACTTTCTTATTTCCATCTTTTTCGACTGATTGTGTTTTCATTTTCCCCGTCTCCTTTGAGTTTTTCATTTAACTATATAAAATATAAAAGGTTGCGCTGCTTCCCAATATAGTAAAAATACTGGCCGCTGGATTAGCATCAAGCCATGCTTGGAGTTCTACAGGATTTGCAGGATCAGCTACAGTAACGGTTGCAACAGTCATTAGCGTTCACTCCACACTATCTCACCTGTAATGCTCTGGCCGACAACTGCTGCATTATTCAAGCGAATACAAAAGCCCTCTCCCACTCCTAGCATTAATGCGATAGTATCTCTTTGATATTTGGTTGTCGTCGCATCAGTGGCAGGGCAACCAATAGTGGCAAAAGGAGCATTAAAGACCATACTAGTGGTTGTAAGGCCAGTATCTAAAAATCTTGCATCAGTTACTTGTGTTCCCGTATCTCCGCTATACATCTGTGCAACTGTTATGGCTGTTCCGCCAGTTGGTGTAGCAGTTGAGAATCTTATTAAATCATATTTCTGTGTACTTCGCGTAATAGGTGTTCCCGAATCAAAAGCCAAAAGAAGCTCTATCTTCTCTATAAAAACGGTTATAGTAGAGGTCGCTGAATTTCGCATTGCCCATATAGTAGCATTAGCCGCTGTAGCAGCTGTTTGACGCACATTAACTGGGGCTGAGTAATAGGTACTTGCCATAATTATTTCTCATATCCGCCAAAATTGGCGGTCCAAGTGAAACTAGATGTAGCGGCAGGAGTTACAACGGCTCGCACTACAACACCTGCGGCGATGAAAAGAGGTTCACCAAATGCGAAAATAAGACCATCAGGCAAGACACCACCGCCGCCGACGCATCTTTTCTGTAGCACTTTCGTTCCTGAAGGGGTTTCTAGACTTATAGTACCCAAAACTACATTTGTACCGCCAGTAGGAGTTGTTTGGGCTCCGATGATTTCTAAATAGGTCAAATATAAAGTTTTACCAGCCGTCACGGTATAGGTTAGTATTACCTGATCTACAGTTGTTGCGGTAGTTACTAATGTTCCTGTTTTTTGAACTTGAGTTTTATTTAAAGTCGTTCCAAGAGAGCTAGTAACTCGTAGCCCTGTGTCAGTATCCGCTGGAATTTGCACATATGTTCCGCTGGCATTCTTCCCAAAAAGTATGGCCCTCTCAGTACTGGCCAAAGACGCATCAAAAAATGATGAAGTAATAGGTAGTTGAGCCACGGCCCCGACAACGGGACGATAGATAGTTGTCAAGGCGAATTGTGTTTGAATTGTGCCGCCATTGATATATCGTATTCTTGCGTAAGGCTCATTGCTTGGAGCCCGGAAAAATATGCTGCCTGTTGAGACAAAAGAATATGAAGCGGTGGATGTTACACCATCAATACTTAAATCCAGCCAGAGTGTACCACCAACATCTGAAACGCAAAAACAACTTATCTCCTGATATTGAAGAACATTCTCGAACACGCCTGTAAATGTAGCGTTGGCCGCTAAAACAGTTGTGCTTGAATTATTATAGGAGACTATATTCTGTTGTAATGGCATATTAGGTCTGTCCTAGAATTGTGACAATAATATTTGTTGCTGAGCCGAGAACCAAGGCAATAACACGAGACCTAATATGAAGCGTTGGAGCAATAAGAGAACTACCCCATACAACTCCTTGTCCAATTACATGTGTAGATATAAGAATCGTAGAAAAGTTAACGTTATCTAAACTGCCTTCAAGAACAACATTCCAGGTCGTAAGAGTAGATGTTCCAGTAACTTGAACTTGCAATGCGTACTGGTCAAAGGAAAGTGTAGTGGATAAAGTTGCCCCTGTTCCTGTAGTAGTATAAGTTGTTGCATTAGAATCTGTATCAGACGGCCTTGATCCTAGGGGTTGATTAGCCGTCGCTTTATAATTTGTCTCAAAGTCTGTTTGATCACTACCACCATTTTTGAGTACTTTGGTTTCCCAAGATATATGATATTCAATAGCGAATAGATCATAGCTATCGGGGTTTTCTAAATATTGGGCACCTAAATCATTAGATGCAAGAAGGCTTTTCCACTGGCTATACGAAACATTTACAATTCTCATTTTATACTTCCTGCCACATAAGAGTAAATGAATAGTTCATATTATTTGTAGAAGGTTCCCCTGTAACGAGTAATGTATGATTAGCCGCTAATCTGATAATTCCATCAAAATTTACTGGCATTACTGCCGGTTGAACTACATTTCCTGAGCCAGTAGCTACAGCGAAAAGAATACCTCCATTCGCGGAAGCTGTTGGTCCCGAAAAGGCCGTCATTGCTGAAGCTGCGGCCCCACCGCCGATAAACGTTGATGAGATTGTTTGAGCAGTACCATTTACCGAAGTCGTAGGATCACCATAAATACGAATTGTAGCCGCGCCATTTGTGGCATCTTCACAGGTAGCGGCTAAAAATCTCAGAATTAATGTTTTACCAGAGGCGTTTGGATTTTTTATATACATCGCTGGGGATTCGGTTCCATTTGTCGGCAGATTAAACTCAAAAGCCGTAGCATATGTTTGTCCAGAAGCGGCGGCAGATTGACTTGGCGAAGCCACCAAATTTACATCCAATCCCTGTTTTGCTCCAACAGCTGTTGAAGTAAGAGCCGTTCCTGAGCCGTCTGTTAATCCAACTTTCTGTATTCCAGCCGCCGCCGTGGCCACGGCAACACCAGCCACGGTGGTTCTGTCCGTTTTAAGAGCCGATAATGAGTTGACCCCTGCCACATTTGCTGTCGTGACAGGATCATTGATAACTACAGGTGTAGCTCCCTCATCCGATGTAACTGGCAGATCGGCCATTTACTTCCCCCGATTAGTGAGTCTCGAACGTTAGATATAAATCCTGCGCTGCAGTATCTCTATTCTTTAGTGTTACTTTAACAGATGAACCACTAGGAATAGTAAGACTTCCCTCGGTATCGAATTCACAGTTCTGGTTAGATGCACTTGTGAAGCCAACCCATTTATCAGTTTCGCTACCAGTAATTCCTGTGGCTACATTCATCTTTATTTCGCCTGATCCGGCAGAATGAACATGAAGAAGAGTAACAGGACCAGCAACAGAATGCGTAACCGTAGCACCAGAAGCAACAGCGGCATCCGTAAAATAGGTCAGAGTGGATGCAGTTGTAGAAAAGGTGACAGGAATGGCCGATTGATCTGAAGCAATTACAACAGGAACAGACGCGGCAGAGGTTTTCTGGCCAAGACTTGTAACTGTTCCACCCCATTGGGCTATATTCTCATTCCAGGGGGTCGCATTAGGCGTACCCTGGTTAGCTGTAACAGTACCAGATACGGGTTGCGTTGTCGCACTTCCATCTACACGAACAGCACCAGCAGTTGTCGTAGAGATGGGATTCGTGGTTCCGGTCGTATAGGTGGGGGCCGTTGTCGTAGTAGCGGTCTGATCTAAAACGCCATTTTGTCCAGAAGTTGTGCTTCCCTGAGCATAATCTTCCGCTGGATTGATTGTCGTACCGGCAATATTCGCTACCTCAGTTGTAAATTCTGTCGCTAAAGCTCGTACTGGTAATTGTGCGTCGAAGTCTGCCATGGTTATTTACCCTCGCTTAATATTTTTTGAATTTCCCCTATTCGTTTGTTTGATGCTTCGGTATTCTCTGCTATTTTTACCTTTTCCTCATCAATCTCCATGACACGAAGCTCAAGCCGTTGAAGGTTGAGTTGCAGCCCGAACATCTCTATCTGCAACCTTTTTAAATTTAGTTTTTTATTTGGATCATTATCTGACATTTACTCCCCCAATAGATTAATACGAAACTGCTGCATACCCGGTCCATATTCTAATATCGTAACAGTTATTGTATCACCGCTTACTGCTGGAAGTTGTCCTGCACTATATACAATATTCAGAGTACGATCGGCGGCAGATGTTCTACCACCCCCTACAATGGTTCCATTTTTTCTAATGAGAAATTCTCCATCGTAGGTTCCCCAACCTATAAGTTGACTAACATGAAATGACGCAGGAACTACAAGATATGTTAAAAGTGTAGTTTCAATACCATTAGGAACCGTATCACTTGTGGCAAATAAACTTATACCAGTTGGATTTGGAACAACTGTTACAATCCAAGGAATCGTTCCTTGAGTGACTACGGTTGATGTATTTCCATCAATGTCAAGCGGCTTACCCCAATCTATAAGAAGCCCTTTTTCGCTTGTACTCTTGGCAAACTCAACAAGATAGCCAAGACTATCTAGATAAATACGAAGATTAGAAACATCTTCTGCGGTGAATAATGAACAATCTACAGTGGTATTAAATTCACCCGCCGCCGTTGCAGTAGTTATGGCCCCATTAACTAGGGCCAACAGACCAAATGGAACACTAAATGCGGTCTGAGCCGCCAGTTGGGTGGCCAGAAATGTGGGTACAGGACCAGCCATTAGCTATGTACTCCTTTTAAAATACTTTTTCTAGAGCAAGCGTGACCGTAACAGCAGGAGTGCCAGTTGTACCAGAAAAGGTAAGTTGCCAAGATATCGTTGTACTGGCCTGTACCTGAATACAAGTCGCTCCATTAGCAAAATTTCCTTGCCCACTAGACACATCAAGATTAACTATATCCAAAGTACTAGGAGGACTAGGATTAAACGCATCAGTATATGTAATGGTTACAATAGCATTTCCTGTATCAGTTCCACTATCGGTCTGTTGCACATAAAAGTTTATACGATAAAGCCCTTTTGCGGGGGCAGTTGTCATGGTTATAGGACTAACATTAGTTGTATAGGGGCCACCAGTTAGGATTGTATAAACTGGGCTACTACCTCCACCGCTTCCATTGGCTGCGGCAGTAATGCGTCCTTTTGCATCTACTGTAATATTAGCAGAAGTGAAAGAACCAACATTGCTATTAACCGTGGCAAGTGTCAAAGCTCCTGCGTTTGATAAAGTGGCATCGCCGGATAAAGATACAGATGCCGCCACATTCGATCCATTTCCCACTAAAAGATGAGCGGATGCTAAATTTATTGTGGTGGCTTGGCTTCCAACACCAGGGCCAGCAGTTACTATACCTGTAAGTTGATTAATACCGCCATCTGCTACCAGAACAAGCGGAGTCCACATAGGCGTTCCGCCGCCAAAACCTTCCAATCCTTGTGTAACCTGATTATATCGTAAATTGTTTATACTTTTATCTGAGTCAGACATTATCGAATCTCCTCTAGAATAATAACCGCCGTAATAGCATTTTGCGCCCATTTTGTAGTTTGTGTAGAGACACTTGATCTAATCGTTACTGTATAAGTTGTTGCAGAAGTGGTAGCGGGGCTATCTATATAAGTAAAAGCACAAGGATAAATATCATCAGTCGCCGAACTAGAAACCATAGAAGTTCCTTGGCTAAACCCCTGGGCCCCTCCAAGATTTGTTCCCGCTCTATCAATAGAGGCGAATGAACTACCGCCGATTGTCGTGGCATTTGCTGTTATACATCCACTCACCGTTATTTTAATCCGCGAAGAAGCACTTGAAGGAGTGATTGTCGCCGCCGAACTAGTAAGAACAAAAGTAGTAGAAGTGGTAGTAGTAGTGGTAGTGGTTGTTGATTGAACAGCCGTTTGTAAACTTTGTAATTGACCATAGGCCGCAGCATCGGTGCTTGCTGAACCATTAGTAAGATTGATAACTTTATGAGATTGCATATCCAACTGAAGATGGGCAGTAATATTAGCGGTATCAATTTCTAGTTGTTTTACGCCATTAGTAGCAAATGCGATATCATCGGCACCAGCCCTGAAAAAGCCAGCATCAGTATCCGCCGAAAAAGCATATCCTGGTAAGCTAACCGTACCATCCGTACCTAAAATTGCACCACTCGCTGTTATTCCCCCCGGTGTAGTAAGAGGATTCGCAAGAGCAAGAACAGGTGTTGTTCCACCAGTAGAAGTAATTTGATTAGTCGTACCACTAACACTTGTAACTGGAGCCGTTCCAGACGAAGCGGCAATTATAAGTCCTTTGGCATTTACAGTTATAGAAGAATTCGTAAAAGAACCAACATTACTATTAACGGTGGCTAAAGTGGCTGCTGCACTACCAGGACCCGAAGCAGTTACATCTCCTGTAAGGGCGGTGATATAATTCCCGGCAGCTTGTTTTCCATTAAAGGTATTCCAATCAGTAGAACTAAGATAACCATTATGGGTAGTATCAGCTACATGCTGAGCTATCGAAGTGCCACTACCGATTACTGCATTTGTGCCATTGGTTATAACAATACCATCTGTACCTACATCGGTGAGATTTCCAAGAGTACCATTACTAGCGGCTGTTAATCGCCCCTTGGCATCTACTGTTAGATTTGTATAAGTATATGAGGCCGGAGTGACGGCTGTATTCACCAGATCTATAACGGGTGTAGTACCACCTGTTGAAGAAATATCATTAGTAGTTCCCGAAACACTTGTAACGGGTGCAGTACCAGAAGAAGCGGCTGTAATAAGACCTTTTGCATTTACCGTAATTGAAGAATTAGTGAAAGAACCTACATTACTATTAACTGTCGCTAGTGTAAGGGCTCCTGTATTAGCAAGCGTTGCGTCACCAGAAAGTGCAACATCGGTAGGAACATTACTTACATTTCCAACAAAGATATGCGTATTTGTTAATACAGCAGATTCTTTGTTATTGAACGTGTTCCAATCTGTAGAACTAAGATAACCATTATGAGTGGCATCAGCAACATGCTGAGATAAAGACGTACCTGCGCCAACAACGGCACCTGTTCCCCCTGTTACAGTTATTCCATCGGTTCCTACATCTGTTAAACTGCCGAAAACGCCAGAAGAAGCAGATGTGATAAGACCTTTGGCATTAACGGTTATCGCGGCATATGTGAAAGTGCCAACGCTCCCATTAACAGTGGCGAGAGTTAATGGTACAGTCCCAGGACCGGCTGCTGTAGCATCACCAGTAAGACCAGTTATATAATTTCCTGCCGATTGTTTACTGTTGAAAGTAGACCAATCTCCCGATGTCAAATAACCATTGACCAAGTTTGTAGCCTGGGGAATAGAGAGAGTACGATCAGCCGTTAGATTCCCGCCGCCCTGTAATGGGGCAGTTGTATTAATTTGTCGGGTAACTGGCACCTGAGAAGGCTCAACATTATTAAGAGCAACAAGCGTCCATTGGGGTGTTCCGCCACCAAAAGCCTCAAGATTACTCGTGAGTTGATTATAGCGAAGATTATATAAACTAGGATCTGAATCGGCCATTAGATTTTCCTTTAGGAATTAACCACTGATGGGGTTGGAACCACATAAGCATTATTTCTAGCCGTATTATTTCGCGCATTCATTGTAACAATCAAAGTCATGCCAGCCGTCGAGGCCGTATACAAAATTTTAAGATAGCGGCTAAACACAGGATTAAGATGCCAAATAGTCGTTCCGCTCATGGTAATACTAACGGTAAGACCAGAAATGGCGACGAAATTTTGGCCATCCACTGATTCATATAAAGCCAGTGTGCCGGTTCCGCTACTAACAGGGGTATAGGTGGAAGAGATGGACATTATATCAATGTCACTCAAATCTAAAACTACACCAGTTGTGGTGGTCTGATTAACTATATTAATTACGGCTCGATTATCAACGATCATGGACATGGGTGGTCTCCTTGGTTATTTTTTGGGCGGTGTAACAGGCATATGGGCATTTCCCATCTGCGCGGCGGCATTGGCCACCATGGGTGGCGTACTTCTTGGTAGAACAGGCCCACGCGGCGGCTGGGCAGCACTAGGACCAGCATTAATCGGGGCTCCGCCAGTAGGCATAGGATTTGCTACAGGTCCCGGTGTAGGTTGTTCCGGGGGCGGGGGTGGTCCTTGCACATTATTTCCCATTAAAGCCATGAGTCTAGGATCTGTGGGAGCCGTAATACCTGGAAATAAAAACTGTGCATGAGACATAACATGCTGTAATGTTGCCGCCATTATTGGGTCATTTTGCTTTTGACGCAAAGCTGGGTCCATCATAATAACAAAATGTTGCGGAATATGATTGGCATGATTGTCCCAGGGAGCCGCAATCTGAGGAATGCCGCGCCGAAGTTGCTCATTCTCTTTAATAATAAGCATGTTCTCAGCTTCAGGGCCTTCCGTCATGGGGTCTAATTGACCAGTGGCCAACACTTCAAAGTACTGATTCGCATCTTTAATTAGACCTTTTGCCATCAAATCCTGTGCGATTTGCAGTTTACCAGCTTCCGAACGAGTCGCTGGATTTCCGGCTGACACAATCACGCGAGATATGTTTGACAAATCTGCGCCGGAAAATTCACCCATATAAGGCTGTTTACTAGCTCCGGCTATTGTAATCATGCGCTTTGTGTTTGCAAAGCTCTTTAGCATGTTGAACAATCCCGTTGCGCTTCGTTCTAGGAAGCTAATATAGGCTTGTTGGATAGGGGAGTTGAAAACAAGGGCTTGGGCCTGTAGAAAGGCCATTGCCGTACCAGATTCAACCCCTGTAGGAGGTTGACCGCGAAGAATTGAAGGCAAACCGCTCAATTTCTCCATTTGGGCTTCCAGAAGGTCTAGAAACTTGAATATTTCCGCTGGGGTTTTACAAAGTTCTAGTCCCATAGGAACACCATTCTTCATGTTCGTCTTGATAAAATTCAAGCCCTCAATCACCTGTTCTGGTTTAGTCTGAGTAGACTCGTCAATGACAATGTTGGTGATTGCGAAGGCTTGCTGATTCGTTACGATAACACTAAGCGTTTTATCGTAGGCATACTGTAATTTGACTAGAGAAGTCATCACAGTACTGCCAAAATTGTTAAAAAGCGTCTGGTCTGGCATCATCGGATAAAGCGGAATCTCATCGTAAGGAAGCGCGGTATCGAGTATCCATGTATCTGCATCAACATAGGTAGTAATCCGTCCATCTGGACATGCAGCGGTTTTTCTATGGATGAATGTATAAACTGGAATCAAGTCAGAATTTGACGTTTGAGCATCAACTATATGGCCAAACCTAAACCTTTGAAGAGTGGTGGGTAAACTATATCCTTTCAATTCGTCCGTCAAATCTGGACGTTGGGCTATCAAATCCCACTTATTGAGATATTCTCGTATAATATACCAGTCATTATTTGTGTCCATACGGGTGTAATCCCGAATAACATCCATTGGACCGAGGACAGTAAACTGTGCGTCACCTTCTTTGATAGGCACTTCTTTCCCCATTGGATCACGAACCGTATCTGTAATTTCGCCTATATCTGCATTCCACTTTTCAAATAACCAACCTTCACCAGTAACAAGGCCATACGTGAGGCCCATTTTGTAGGCATCTTCCATATGTTTAACTTTTAAATAGTAATTAGAAACTGAATCGAAGATAATATCCTGGGACATTGATTTGTGGTCATCGTTGATAGCTTCTGGTTGAAATGATGGCCGTTGATTGGCGATTGTACTAACGAGTCCTGTAACAATTGAGCGATAAATGTTTGATTCAATGAGTTTGTATTGTCCACGATCTCCCCCAAAGCGTATGCCAATTTTCATCTCTGAGCGCATCCACATTTCCCAATTTGTGCGCCATACTGTGAGCTTGCCTGTACGAAGGGCATAATCTTCATAGTCCCGCGTTCGTCGTTCTAGTTCGGGAAGAAGTTCCTCGGTTTCGAGGGTGGCAAAATACTGATCTGGTGATCCTCGAAAGGTAAGACTGGACATGCTAGAAGTGGCCACTAGGTATTCTCCGTTTGTCTTTGTTTAAATTCGATTATCATGCGAGCATATATACGTCTACAACAATCTTTGCAATCATCTAAATGATGTAGAAATGCAGCAAAATCTTCTGCGGTATGATCTCCACGTTTAACTTTTTCACAATATGGATTAGTCATAGCTTTCGTTATGGTCTCGTATATTAAAATCTTGATTCATAGCTTCATCTAATCCTGCACTTACTATTTCTGCTGTCTTTGCCTTGTCGCCTTCTAGTAATTGTTTAGGAATAAATGTATTCTCTTCATTCTGTCTAAACGCGGGAGGCAAAGGATTATGTACCATATCCACGCTACGAACTAGATACATTAGCATTGCGAAGCCATCATAATGGCCGTAGGTCTTCGAGCGGGAGAATTCCTTGCCCCGCGCTCCACCCTTCGTCTTAGTCCACACGCCATTCTTCAGGCATCCGATTGTCTGGACACATTTCGGACTAATGAGTATCCGCCCCTCTTTTACTAATTCTCGTACATCTGACACCATCACATCTAGGTAGGTCTTACTCTCTACGGGAGAGAAATATAAACGATGCCGCAAGTTAAAGTCTTGCAAAAGTGATGGCGTATTATTGTCTGCTATACGCTTCTTTATCTCCATATCCCCAAACACTTCTTTTTCTTTGGCTATAATGCGTTCGGCTAATAAATCGGTGGTTTGTTCCGGGCTTTTCATACACACTTCATCGCGTATTACCAGGACTGATGGCTTGCCAGGAGCCCATTCGACACTTGCAAAGCCGCACACTGAGTTATCTGTCCATCCCTGGTCCAAGGCATCATACTTGAACCAAAGTTTGAAGTTGTCCGTTTTGGGCAACTCACGTTCATATTCAGGCTTCCATTCAGGACATAACTGAAAATCCGTATCAATAACGAATTCACAGAAGTACTCTCTTCGTACCTTATGCGATGTAAGACCGCCTAGGTCTTTTATGAATTTCTCTTGCCGCTCCAACGGGTAATGACTATCCCGTATTGTGAGCTTCATATAGGCCCCGTCGATTTCCGCTTGATCGCAATAACCTTTAAACGCGTGGTCAGGCGTGACGGGGGGTGTGGACAACAGAAGCATGTTTCCGTTGCGTGGGATGAGCGTCGAAACTAAGGCACCATCCACTATCTCATCCAAATTAGCAGAGAATCCGGCTTCATCTAGAACAATTAAATCAAAGGCGAATGAACGAAGATTGTTATAGGATGTGCCTACACCCTTACCAACACCCCTGAAAAGTATCTTTGATCCATTCCTGAATACTAACTGAGTCTTTCGTAACTTGGGCTTTAAATGCTCAGGACAACTAGCAAAGACAACATCGTACAGTTGTCTGACATACTCTTGAACATCATCCACCGTGGGAGCAATGAATGCCACAAGAGCATTCTTGTTAGCTATACATGTCTCTGCTCCGAGGAACAGACCGAGTACGCTTTTCCCAATCTTGCGGCTACAGTTGACAACAAACTTTGAATTCTTACCTAGACTTAGCTTGAACGCATCATATATCTTACGTTGGCTAGGGTTGAGATGCACATACAATCGACCTATTTGCCATGAGGCTTCGATGGCCTTCTCAGCATCGGTCACCTAGACTTTGGGAGCTTCCTGCACAATCACGGCATCCGTTGCACCATGTTCGTCTGATAGCACCGCATTCGTCACCATCTTCGCGGCTTCCACATCCACCTTGTTCAACGCGGCTTTAGCTTCGGCGGCAATCTGACTAGCAATCTTCTCACCGCGCATCTTGAAATCAGCGTGATGAAACGCTAGGAAATTAAGCACTTCCGCCACCTTCATACCCAAATGACCGGGATGACTGGCATTAGCAATATAGTCATGTGCTCTAGCGAATAGGTCACGCACGGCTTCAGTATTCGATAATGTCTGCTCCAATGTAGGCTTCAAGTCCGGCCCTTGCGGCTGATTCAGTTGTTCCATGTTATATTATCTCCCCAAGTGTATATATTCCCGTTCGGGCATCCCGATGCGGTATTACGACAAATCTATCTGCATTCTTCCCGTTCGGGAATAATCAGTTCACCCTTGCGCCTGAATGTCTATCCTAGCTATTCCCTTGCGCGGATACATGAACTTTGTATCCTAAAAGGTATATGATTACTTATTGAATCCTTCTGGCAAATCTATCGTGCAATTCTCTATTCCCTGACTAAACTGATTACCATCTTTCGTACACCAATACTCTCCGCGCAAGTCAGGATCATCAGCAGGGCGTAGCCAATGATCCATTATCTCATTGCCACATGTTATACATTTACGTCCGGCGAATCGAAGCAAACCTTTCGGATTGAAGTCACACAAGAGCATCGGGCCTGATTCAAGCAATAACTGCGGCTCAGTGTTCGCGCTAGACAGTGTTCGCTCATTCATAGATTCGATACCTTTACCACATGTTCATACCATTCAAGAGGCAATAATATCTCGTTAGCAGGTCCGGCCGTCCAAGCATAGATACACAAAGAACAACCACATCCATTGTGTTTCATATCTTCTTATCCATTACATGCTCTATGAATCTATTCTGTATCACTAGCTTAATATTTCGCCTATTCAGCTTGCGTATCATCGCTCGTACACTGTCATTGTCTTTCGGATCAGCTGCACCTACACGCATTGTGTTAGGCGGCAATGGAGCTAAGAAGTCATGATCCAAATCTAGCATAGTACGAGGATTCCACAATTGCATAGCATAGCTTTCATCTAGTGTAAAGCTATCAAGTGATACCCCAATCATATTGTATATCGGTCTCTTACTTTCTAGATACATATACAATTCGCCTACATAATTGTAATTGGCATCTCTATAGCGTCTAACAATCGCTAAATGGATAGGTGACCTATCAAATAGATTGCGTACCCAAGTGTAAAGCTTTGTCGGCATTATCTCCCCTCCAAATCTTCTAATGCGGCTATCGCGGCTTTGCTAGCGTGTCCTTTAAATTTCTTAACACGCCTATGACCTTGCGTGACAATGAGATAGGGCAATAGGCGTAGCCATAAACTTAATAATACTTTATCATTCTTCTGAATAGCCATACCAAATGATGCTATCCAGTCTATACCGTGTGCACGTAGACGATTGGCAATACCGCTAGGTTGCTTAGAATGAATATTCGCGGTATTATAGCGTACGCCGGGCTTGTGGGGTGTAGTGCCTGACCTAGATTCTATAGGCATTATTTCCACGCCATACACTCCCGATTCTCGAATAGATGACTTATAATCATTTAATAGATCAATATAGCGAAGCTATGACTATTGGTAAGTGATCTTACGCTGCTTCCAATTCTTTAGTGCATATAATGCTTTAATTCTATATGCTTTTTCACTAGTAAGCTTATCATATGCATAGTGGCCTGTTAAGGTTCTACGTTTTCTGCTTTTAAGCTCTTTATACCCTAAGCGGTAAATAGTCTTAATCATCTATGCTCCCTCGCTCCCATTCACTAGTTAACTAGTAAAGAAAAAGAACTATTGATTAGCTAACTAGCTTCGCTCGGTCGTAACAAGACCACTACCCCATGGGTAGCATTTACAAAATGTACCAAGCTCATCGCTTGTGGCCTATCCAGCGTGTCAGCCGCCAGTCTCGCCGTATCTTCATCGCTATCGCAAATAAAATAGAGAGGATATCCGGGTAGGATAGGCTCTCTATACTATATGGCCTCATAATGCCAAAATGTATAACAAGCGAGTATGGGTCTAATAGGTACACTCAAAATAAATATGAGCGTTTTTGCTATATCTGATATAGTAGTAGCCTTTTGGGTCTTGACAAACTTGAACGTGGGGGTTATACTGTAGCACGGAGGTAAAATAAACAATGAATATCTCAGAAACGTATCAAAACAAAGCGAATAGAGACGCTAAAGCGAAAGAGCTAAAAGCACAAGGCTTACGAGTCAAACGCGGCTCATTTGGTCCTGCGCGGCTGCATCCGCAGTATATCAAAGACTTTCAGGGACATTACGAGACGGGGTTTGGCAACACGGATTATCTATCAATGTTTGGCAGACTTTACACTGTAGAGGTGGTAGCATGAAATGGAATCCCAAAAAGCAATGCGTGACAAACGATGACGGGACATTGATTAAATCTAATTGGCATACAAACAGGGACGGTAGTGTATCGTGCAGCGTAGCAGATCGCTATCCGCTTGATTGTGACCATATATCCCGCAATCATGGTAAGTCGTGCGATAAGATGCCATTCGGTGCCAATAATACACCGGGGGGTATACATCAAGATGGCCTATGCGAACAAGCTACAAAACGATTAGAACGGTGGCATAACTATCTTAGAAAAGAATTAGATCAATAATGTTACAAATATTTTACTTGACAAGCGGGCGTTTTGGGGGTATACTGAATTATGAATCGAAATAAAAAAGACACGTTACGGGTTTATTATCTAACGAATCGAGCGAAGATTCGAGCCTATCAAAATGGCAATCTTCAGTATAATTATGGTATCACATTAAGTCAGTACGAAGAAATCTTAGTGCTTCAGAATGGGCGTTGCGCGGGATGCCAGAAACACGAAAGTGAATTTAAAAAAGCATTATGCGTAGACCACGATCATATCACTGGAAAGATTAGGGGATTGCTTTGTGTTCGTTGCAATAGAGCTTTAGGGCTTTGTTTCGACGATACAAATATACTTCTAAACTTAATTGATTACTTAAAAGGAGCCAAACCGTGAAATTATCACAAATCAAAGCGAACATGACAATGCTATCGATGGATGGAATGGACATACTTTTCAGCTATAAGACTCCCGTCGCTGTAATGATCGACGAAGGCTTAGGCTTTGTATTCTATCGAACAGCGAAGCATTGGAGCACTACCACAAGCTGCCATATTAATCAATGGTTAGGGGGTTATGGTAAAGTGGCAAGTGAAAAGCCGCAAGAGTTCTTTGACAATCTCATTGCGGGGGATATCTCTCCTAAAGGAGTGAAATAATATGACCATATCAAATATTGTATGTACAAATTGCAGATTTAAAACGGTATACCACGATGACATTACTACAGGATACGGCAAAAATGCTGATGGTCAAATATTTTGTTTCGATTGTTGTGGGAAAGAGGATGCACAAACGATGATTAAAAACGGACAATACACCCTTTATTATGTAAATGGAAAAGTTACCAATTGGCCTGGAACATTATCATTTAATGTTTATGGTGTTCGTAAATCGCGGCATAATTTCGGTGGCAATCGTTTCGATTTTTGGTTTAACTTTGATAACTCTGTTTGGCATGGCTATCAAATCGGAAATTTTAATGAAATAGCCCATGTACGACGTACTAAGGAGGTGGCCTAACATGAGCCTTACAACACGTGTATTAAATGGTGATAGGCTAGCCGCCTTGTGTGTGCCAGAAGAGGTCATGGAGGTACAATCTGTACTCTTAGGGGCTAGAATTGTCAACCAAGGGGCTATAGGCCCTGTAAAGCTTAAGCGCACATTTAATCAAGGTTTTCCAGATGGGACATTAGTAAAGTTTTGGCGGATTATGGGGCCGGCTACACATCCTAACTATGGAAGTGATTTATCCATAGAGGGGTTAAAACAATGGAGGATAATTTAATGTTTAAACCTGATTGTTATAAAATGGATTGTACACATTCAGCAGATGTGGTGTTGCGATTGCCCACATTTGGGCCAATCTACTTTTGCGCGGCTCATGGTTTACCAAACCTTCGCATTGCGCCAGAAGGTATTCTAGAAGAGGTTCTATCATGAATTTATGTCCAATATGCAGAGAAATATTTGCTAACTGGGTAGACTATCATGCTCATTTGAGTCTATCACATGGGGTGACGCACAAACAAAAAGAACAGGAAATAGAAATAGGAGTAAGCGACATATTAACATTGTTAGTTAAACCGAAGGAACTAAAACAAAGAGAGTATAAACGTATGGACCCTATAGAAAAATTTCGTATAGTACGAGCTTGGGAAGCAAAACAAAAAGAGGGAGCAATAATCGGATGAACGGGTGGAAGGTAGGATTATGGATAGTGCGGTTGTTAGTGATAATGGCGTTGGGCATAGCGGTTATGAGTTTAGGGGGTTAATATGTGCGAAAATGGAAATCACCGCCTAGAATTTCGACAGAATACGGAAGGCATGACTACATATATATGTTTAGACTGTGGAGAGCAAATAATTCAATACGAGGAGAATCATGGATGCTAAGCTGATGTACTTCTGTGGACAATGTTTAGAGGATCAGATAGGGAGCGTATGGCATGGATATAACAATGATACAGGTCAAACTTTATGCCGAGAATGTATGAGGAGATTAAAATGAACGAAACATTTAAAGTATCAAGCGGATGGGCAATGGATAGAGAAAGATTTTCACGGGATGCAGTACACTTATTTAATCTAGCCATAGACCGAAGCCGCGTAATGATAAAACTGCCTTCTGATACATTAAACGGCATACGTTTCTATAATAATAACGATATATTAGCGCGGCTAGAGTCTAGGTTCACTGAAAAGGAGTTTATGTCAAATGTGGGACCATGTATAGACAAAGCTTTGATAGATGCAGCACAGTCAGATTATTGGTATACTTACGAGAAAGATTATGGTATGGATGACGCGGATGAAGTAGAAAGCATCTATGAAGATGAAAATGAGTAGGGAAAGAGACATTGCCTTCGGTAGACATTCCCTTATTCCTGAATGCTGTATAAAGTTCTTTGTAGACAGATGGGGAAGTATTCTATGGGAAAATAGTGTCTACAAAGAAGATGTACATACTAGTGACTATAATTATGTTCCGTGTCCCGAATGTTTTTATTCAGGTATCAAAGTAGATATCAGGATATGCGAGCGAGATTGTAAACGCGAATGTTGGAGGGATTATTGATGCAAAGGAGGTTACATGCAAGTACACTTAATTCTATTGGGAATTCTTACATGTACGTCATACAGGCCCGTACCAGAACAAACAAAGCCGGAATGCACAAGTCGAGAGCATTGCAGAACGGCAAATGATGACAACGTTTCTGAATTGGGTGTGGCGATTAGTCAAGACTTCTTGGATAGCGGGATTATACATTACGGCGATTGCGTGTATATTGATGGGTTTGGTTATCGCTTGGTCAATGATTGTATGCATCGTCGCCATAAAAAACGTGTGGATGTATTTGTGTACACATATGCGGAGGAGAAAAAATTCGGTGTGAGGCATCTTAAAGTGTGGCTAGTACAGCCACCATCTAAAACAAAAATCGCTAAGGAGGAATAATATGATAAGAAAACTGTTTAAATCAAAGCTTAACGGCGACGTGTCGGGGCTTAGCGGCGACGTGTCGGGGCTTAGCGGCGACGTGTCGGGGCTTAGCGGCTACGTGTCGGGGCTTAGCGGCGACGTATCGAGGCTTAGCGGTAACGTGTCGGGGCTTCGCGGCGACGTGTCGGGGCTTTACGGCAATATAGATGATTGTAAAATTACCGCAGAAGAACGATTAAAAGGGATATATATATCTGAGTTAGTTACCGTGCAAAAGGAGAAATAATCATGTATAAAGCTTATGGCAAATGTGTTACGACAAAATCACGCGTGGCCCGTAAACATATGCGCCGTGATGTATTTATATTTAACAAAAAGATAGCTAAAGCACGTAAAAAAGCTGCACGTTTAGAACGAAAATCGCTTGCAGAAGGACAAGGAGAATAACAATTCCAATGAAGGTGTTATACGTTTAGCTAGTTTAAGCCTACAGAGTATAGGGAGACATATGAAAAAGAGAACAAAGCTTCAGAAGATTAGACAAATTGAGTCACATAAAGATTCGTCTAGTGGGGAACATTCACCTTATTGGGAGCATGTAGGAAAGTTAAACATGCAAGAACAAGCCCAGGCCAATCCTGATGTGTTGCCCGAAACAGAGTACGGTATTCCTTCCACACCTCAGCTTATACTTGGAGAGGCCATAGAGCATTTACAAGGACGGCAACGCGAAGTGTATTTGTTGACTATGCGGGAAGATAAATCATTTGCCGAAGCAGCGGAGATTCTTAATATCAGTAAGAGTGCTGTGCAAATGTATAAGAATAGAGCGGTGAAATTCCTAACTAGTTTCTGTGAACAGGCAATTAGCCGGGGGAGAGTATGAAATCATTAGACGGCGGAACATGGGTAGATTTATTTGGTATAGTTTTTATCATTCGTTTACTTGCGCCATTATTTCATTTACCACCGATGAATTTGGCTGAGGCGGGGGTATGGGGCACTACTATAGCGAGCTTCGCTTATAGTAATACAGGGACACCCAAACTATGATAACTTTCTTGGCTATGATCGCCGGTGCCCTTACTTCGGCGGCTTGGGTAGCTCCGCAGCCATGGTGTTACGGCTATGCTCTTATCGCCAGTGTATTTTTTGTAGCCGTGCGGAGGATGCAATGAAACTTAGATACAAAATCTTTTTGGCTCTTGCCGTCTTGGGTATGGCATTTGGTTTAGGGAGATGCAAGCGAACTGCCGCTGATGGTCCTAAATCATCAGTATCCACCGTTTTGCCGTCAAATGACGCAGAACAAATAACAGTAAATCCAGACACACATCAACTAGTTATACTTCGTCCTGGTGGAAAGCGCATAATTGAAACTCTACCAGATAGAACATCGACAATCGACGTATTAAAGAATGGTACAGTTAAAGTAACATCTCCGCAGTTTGGGTTTGAGCATCACGCATTCTTAGGACTACTGGGCTCAGATCATGTACGATTAGGTGCAGGTATGGATGGATTATACTGGAAGAGACTAGATTTAGGAATTGGAATAGCAGATCAAATCGGAATGTATCCACCTATTGTATTTGCAAAAGTAACATACAATTTCAAAGGTAACCTACAAGGCGGTATAGTGTATCAGTCTAACAAATACGCTGGCGTTGTTCTAGCCGTGCGATTATTTTAAAGGAGAAATATGAAAACTATTACACTTCGTAAAGGTGATACCCTTATAGTGTTAAAAGATCATCCTTTTGGTGCAGATTTATGTAAAGGAGATACAGTGAAGATAGTAGGCTTTGATTACGGTAATGCCTGTACAGAGAATAGTAAAGTCTGTCCACAGATTAGAAAATATCGCTATGGTAATATATGGCATACGGACTTAAAAGAACTGTTTCATAATTTCAAAAAGGAGAGTGAATAACATGGGACGAGTAATTGCAGACACGAACGGCGAAGGCGGAGAGTTTAACCCCACCGCCGATTTAAAAGTACAAGGTGCAATGCTAAAGGGTGTTGTTGCAAGTAGGCGGGATGTGAAAACACAGTATGGGCCGCGTCCTGTCTACAGTTTCAAAGTGTTGGATGCTTCATGTAAGTTCTTTCTCGGAAAGGATAGAAAAGAAGTACAGCCGGAAGAGGGAAGTACGGTTGATGCCTTTGCGCCTACGCGTTTAGCGCGGCAGCTTGCTCAAGTGGCGATTGGTGAGACTGTCACTATCACGTATGGTGGAACAAAGAAAACGGGGAAAGGTCAACCGGCACATGTTTTTAATGTCACAGTCGAATAGGAGATATTATGCCACTACTTAAATCGAAGTCATCCGCACCAGTTGTAGAAGCACCAAAACAAGAATCACCGACACCCGCGCAAACGGAACGTGTCGCCAGTGTAAAAAAAGCGGTGAGTAAATTGGCAAGTAGTGAAACAATGAGTAAAAAAGATTGGGCCGACAAAGATGATCGTATTAGTCGGGCCGGAGTGTGGCAAGCGTGTATGCATAGTGTTGGTTTGTTGCAGTTGAACACGGGGAATACGCTACAGGATTATCTTAAACTTGTTGAGCAAGCCGCCGATGCCGGATACGAATATGTGCATAGGGCCTAATGTCGCATAGTGAAACATTCATAGATGGAGTATGGTTTCCAAGTGTTTCTACGATAATCTCGTCGAAACCCGCGCCATGGCTGAATGCGTGGCGCGAGAAGTGGGGAGAACGCGCAACACGTAAAATGGAAATCGCCGCCGCTATTGGTACGACTTTCCATGATTGTGTAGAGGCTTGGCTAGACAATAGAGTACCAGACCACAGAGCGTTAAAATATCCTTCCTGTTTGCCCCGTATCCATGGTATGGTTCAGTCTTGGATAAGCTGGGCCCAAAGTGTCAATGGAATTATTGACCATACCGAAATGAAAGTAATAAGTAAGGTGCATCTTTATAGTGGCACATTCGATGCTATAGGGCGGCTAGAAAAAGTTCCTATGGTATTGGATTGGAAAACAGGGGCAAGAATATATCCTGAAATGGACCTACAGCTTGCCGCGTATGCGTTTGCTTATAATGAGATGATGGGCAGTAAAATTAAACAAGGGATGATTGTGCATGTGAGCAAGGATAAACCAGATTACAAACTCACCACAAAAACATTTAAATTGGGTAAGCGCGTATTCAATAAATTCTTGAAATTGCGCGGAATATTTGATGAAATAGAGAGGAAAGCAAATGTCCAGTTGGCATAGTTACTCATCCATTTATAATCTTGGTCATGCCGCGCTTACAGACTTATTAAAGGGACCCGTATATGTGGAAGAGAAGATAGATGGCTCACAGTTTTCATTTTGCTTAACTGAAGAAGGCGAATTACGAGTGCGCTCGAAAGGTTGCGAGATGGTAGTAGAGGCACCAGAGAAAATGTTCACTAAAGCCGTGGAAACAGTAAAGCGATTGAGAAATGATCTTCACCCAGGCTGGACTTATCGCTGTGAATACTTAGCAAAGCCCAAGCATAATGTACTTGCTTATAATCGCGCACCTGCGCAGCATCTTATTGTATTTGATATTGAGATAAGTGAATGTCGATTTTTAAACTATTCCGCTAAACAGATGGAAGCTAATCGTATAGGACTGGAAACAGTTCCTTTGTTATGGGAGGGGATTATGGCGGGTGGTGCTTTTGTCCGGTCATTTCTTCTGCAAGATAGTGTTCTCGGTGGACAAAAGATTGAGGGCATTGTCATTAAACCTGTGTTCTATAATCTTTTTGGTAAAGATAAGGAAGTGCTTATGGGCAAGTTTGTAAGTGAAGCCTTTAAAGAGACCCATGCTCATGTGTGGAAAACCGAAAATCCTACTACGGGAGATATGATTGCCAATCTTGGAGCAGAATACAATACACAGGCGCGTTGGCAAAAGGCTATCCAACATCTTGCAGAGAAGGGATTAATAACTGATTCACCACAGGATATTGCCGCACTAATCAAAGAAGTTCCAGCAGATATAAAGCGCGAATGCGAAGAAGAGATTAAGGAAAAGCTATTCGCATTTGCGTGGCCCAAGATTTCGCGGGGAATAATACGTGGCTTACCAGAATGGTATAAAGAGCTGTTGTTAAAGAAACAGTTTGAAGGAGTATCGAATGAAGAAACCACAAACGAAGAAACATCAGGCTGTTAAACAACTAAAGATATGTATTCGGGAAAGCCGCAAGGTAGCACGGCGGATCAATAAATTGCTAGAACATCTTGCCGGATGGAACAAGGCTAAAGCGTCAGCGCAAGATGTATTAGTGAAGCTATGCGATTTGCATCCTACGAAAGATTGCAAGCCGCTAGAGGGAAAGAAATATGTCTAATCTATTCGATGCGATTGTTGAAAGATTAATCCTATGGCTATTAAGGTAAAGCGTATTCGTAAATGCTGCTGTAAATTTTGTCGTGAACGTGAAGCCTGGAAAGATTTAGGTGGAAAATGATGAATTTTGCACTCAAGTATGCCGCTGATGGCTTTGCTGTGTTTCCTTGCAAACCGGGAGATAAACAGCCATTAGGCTCACTTGCGCCCAACGGCTGCCTTGATGCTACGACTGATGCAAATACTATAAAGGAATGGTGGACAAAATGTCCAAATGCGAATATAGGAATGGCGACGGGGGACAAAAGCGGCCTTGCGGTAGTAGATTTGGACGGGCAAGAGGGGATAGCATCAGGAAGTCGTTTAAGGCTATCGTCAAACATTTGTGCCCTAACGGGAAATGGCAAGCAGCTTTTCTACAGAGATTCGGAAGGGAAATTGAAGAACTCTGTGAAACGGCTTGCCCCTGGTATGGATACGAGAGGAGTAGGAGGATATGTCATAGTACCTCCTTCTCTACACCCAAACGGAAAACGGTACACGTGGCAAGGGCAACCCCTAAAACGAATAAACCTAAGCCCGTTACCGTCTGTATTTGCAATAATACCCAATGCCGACTCACAAAAAATTGGGATTAGCACAATCCGCAAGCCCGATGGGTGGATGGCCGCCGCGTTAGAGGAGTTAAAAAATGGTCATGTTCATAATACATTGGTTAGTGTGCTCGGTAAGTTTAGGAGTCATGGCTTTACTGAGTCTGACACTGTTAAACTGCTTCGACCCTTCGCTCTTGTGGATGGAAGGCCATTTGATGGACTTGAAGCAAAGGTGCAAGAGATTTGGCAACGCTATCAGCCGACAGCTACAATGTCAAGTCATACGGAAGATATTGAACAATTTCTAAACGAAATAACAGAGGTGGACTGGGTATGCAAGCCATTTATCGCAAAAAAGTCAATAGGATTCGTCGTTGGATTGCCGGAAACATTAAAAACGTGGCTAGCGATGGACCTAGCCATAGAGTGTGTAAGAACTTCCGGCTTATGGTTGGGTCGATTTTCTGTTACTCCGATGCGAGTGCTATTTATAGATCAAGAGCGGTTCAAAGGCGAGACCCAGCGGCGTTTTGGTGCATTGATTGCGGCCAAGGGCTTGACGAAAGCCGATCTACGCGGCAAATTATCTATCAAGTGTGGAACGACCATACGGCTCGACTTAGAGGAATCGTTCCAAGCATTCAGACGGGAACTGCTGGCGAACCGGCCAGATTTAGTGATTGTGGATTCGTTCGCCACATTTCATAATTCGCCAGAGAATGACCGTATGGCGATTCAACAAGTGCTGAATAAAATCAAGGCTTTGAGAGATGAAGCGGGATGTGCGTTCCTATTTATTAACCACGAAAACAAAAATGCTTATCCCGGTGGAGAACCACAAGGTGAGCCACACATGGGCACGATGGCCGGAAGTGTGGGCATAGGCGCGGCGGCAGAGTTTTGTTTAACTGTGCGGAAAGTGGAAGCAGGAACAAGCATTGTGTGGCACACGAAGAGTACCCTTGCGTCGGCACACAAGAGCTTTTATGCGACCGTGAAAGATGTTAACAACGGGATTGAAGTGCGGGCGTTGAATGACTAATGTGGACTTATCTTTCATGCGTGGACTTGATTTATTCTCGGGAATCGGTGGAATCACTAAAGCCTTGGAGGGTTACGTTAGGCCGATTGCCTATTGTGAAATTGAGCCCTATGCCAGAGGTGTGTTGCTCTCTAGGATGCACTCAGGGGACTTACCTCTCGCACCAATTTGGGATGACGTACTCACTCTTCGTGGAGCCATGCTCCCACAAGTTGACATTATATATGGCGGCTTCCCATGCCAAGATATTTCTTGTGCAGGACGCGGAAAAGGCTTGGGCGGAAAGCGAAGCGGCCTTTTCTTCCAGATATTGCGCTTGGCCGAAGAAGTCAAGCCCAGTTTCATATTCCTTGAAAATGTCTCCGCAATACGACGACGAGGTTTGGGAATCGTTCTCCGCGAACTTACCTCCATCGGGTATGACTGTAGATGGTGTATGCTATCCGCTGCGGATGTGGGAGCGAATCACAAAAGAGAAAGATGGTTTCTCTTGGCCCACACCACGCGCAAGCAAAATAGCGGCATCAGCATCAATGATAGTAGTGTCGCATATAGCGAACCCAAAGGGAAATTTGGAAGAGGCAGTATTCGAAAGTCTATGGCCTACACCAGCCGCGAGTCAGGCGCACAAGAAAATACGAGCATTAGCACCGTCGGAGAAAGCGGGGACACATGGGAAGATGACAGTAGGAGCAATGGGCGAACGCCACCCAGAAACGATTGGTGGCTATCTGAACCCAACGTGGGTAGAGTGGTTGATGGGGTACCCAGGCGGGTGGACCGCTTGCAAGCCTTGGGCAATGCCGTTGTCCCCGCACAAGCGCGGGAAGCGTTTGAGCGGTTGATGGGTTTAAAATGATTAGATTATGTATATGGTGTAGCCGTCGAAACTGGAAAGGCTGTTGTGATATCTGTTGGTTAGAATTTAAGAAGTGGATGATGAAAGGGGAATGATATGAAACGAGAACTAGATGGACAAATGATCCCTAAAAAGTATCGCTTGAATGATGGCAGTATATACTGGCACAAATTATACTTCAATATTGTCCCAAAATGGATGACCAAATATTCACCACCCTTGGGCGATTATAACTATGCCGCCTATTTATATCAGCCTCAAAAGTATCTGATAGCTCTATATGACCATGCTAAATGGTTCATTCAGCGCGGATATCGGGGATACTCAGATAGCGATGTATGGGATTTGGCCTCTTACTTGTCGGGATGGATGCCAGATGCTTTAAAACAGTTAGAGCGCACAAAACACGGTACGCCAATAGGCATGACACCGAATGGATGGGCTACAAGACTTCGTCTTATGAGAGAAGGATTTGTAGCAGTAAAAGAGATGGATAATTTAGTATTTGAAGATTATAAACCGTTAAAGCGCAAGATGGACAAGGGATTGAAAATGTTTGCCAAACATTTCTTAGACTTGTGGGATTAGGGGGCAGAATAATGGACAATTCGATGCAAGCTCAAAGAGAACTTTATTGGGAAGAAAAAACAACCGAACAAAGAGTAGAGAAACTCGCCGACGTAATTGAGGGTCTAGGCAGGAGAGTTATGCAACTAGAAAAAGAAATCAGGCAACTTAGTTCGCATCAGCATAACCTAATCGGCGATATTGTTATTCCGTTAGTTTATGATGAGGCAGAAGTTCCTTGGTATTATCGCCACTTGCTTGGGAAAATGCCAAAATGATGAAAATTTGCCCTATCTGCGATTATCCTCTTAAAGATGGCGATAATGTAGTAGCCATTATGGTGGCTAAATATAAAATGATAAATAGCAATGTAAATTATGCCATTGAGCATCCGTCTAAGTGTATCGAGATAGTGCACTCAGAATGTTTCGACTGGGACGATTATGAAAACGAAGAGGTAGAAGCATAATGACAACTTCTAAACTATTTTTTATTGTCCTTGTTCAAGTCGGATCACAACTTTGGGTTGTTCCAGATAAAGTAATCGGGCTTCGATCATATACCGATGATCCTAAAAATACCTGTATAGCCACAACCTATGCATCGGAATGCGTAAATAGTGACTGGCCTATTGCCAAAATCAAAGCGGCATTAGAAAGTAAAAAGGGGAGGTAGAGGCATGAAATTATATGTAGCTGGACCTATGACGGGTATTCCCGAAAAAAATTTCCCCGCATTTGCCATAGCAACTAGTAGATTGCGGCGAAAGGGTTACGAAGTAGTGAGTCCCGCTGAATTAGATGTTGATTTGCCCGAAGGTACGTGGGAAGCCTGTCTAAAACGCGATATCGCTAGGTTAATTCACTGTGATGGGATAGCAGTTCTTTCGGGATGGGAACGGTCAAGAGGGGCTAACTTAGAAGTGCATATTGGCGCACAATTAGGATTAAATATTAAGTCTGTAAAATACTATTTGGAAAGGAGAGCAAAATGAAGGTGTATCGCGTGATTGATAATTCAGATTGTGTACTTACAACTCTCGACGAATTGACGGCATTACGTCTGCTCCGAAAAATAATGGAAAAGCATGATGTTACATGGGGCTGGATTGATGAAGGGAGGATAAGCTAATGCCATATTTAGAAGCGGGAATTCGTGCAAGTTTAGGAGAGGGACGAAAACCGACAAAACCAGGAGAACTTAACTATCTCATAACAAAGCTTGTGGATTCTTTCCTAATCATGTCAGGCGTTAGCTATACGAGCATTAATGCCGCTATCGGTGCATTAGAATGTGCTAAACTTGAGCTTTACAGGAAAGTGGCAAGTCCATATGAGGATAAAAAGGAGAGGGCAAATGGAACAGTTTATACCAGCATCGACACTATATAAACTCTGTTATCTGCTATCCGCAATAGATTTTATGATTTCTACCATATTGGCATCTAGTGGTGATAAGCATTTTATCCTCTTTGCGGTATTAGCATTTGTTATGTGGGTATATGGGATGATTGTTAAAACACAAGTTGATAAAGAAGGAGAATAATATGGCATTTGAAACCAAGGATAGTGGTAAACGCGAAGAATTTAGTACAGGTATGCGAAGAGATACACAAGATGACAAGCCGCGTTATGATCTTATTGATAGACCATTCCTAAAGCGATGGGCTGAATTAATGGCGAGGGGTGCAAAAAAATATGGCGAAGAGAATTGGCGCAAAGCAGCGACAGAAGAAGAACTTACCCGTTTTCGCGCAAGCGCGATTCGACATCTTTTTCAATATTTGGAAGGAGATAAAAGCGAGGACCATTGTGTTGCCGTGGCCTTCAATCTTGCGGGAGCGGAAATGGTCGCAGAAAAACTCAAGGCACAAATAAAAGAGAATGTTTGTCGCTCATGCAAAGGAACAGGAGAGTTGCCATTCTAACTTACGAAGGCAAGCGCATTGTTGTAGTGGATTTCGAGACTTTCTATGATCGCAAGATTGGCTACGATCTTCGCTCAATGAGTGTTACCGAGCATGTGCGGGATCATCGCTTCTGGCCGCATTGCATGGCTTATCGTTTCTTGGATGACGATAAAACGCATCTGTTGACTGGTATGCATATGATTGAAGCATGGATAGGCACCGTGGATTGGAGTAATGTAGTAATAGTGGCACATGAAGTCAAGTTTGATGGTGCTATTCTCGCTTGGCGATTTGGAGTGAAGCCCTTCGCATGGATGGATACAGTAGGGCTAGCTAAGGCTGTGTTAGGGGAAAATGTGTCGGGATATTCACTTAAACGCCTTGCAGAATACCTCGGATTACAGGCTAAGGGTGAGATATCATGTGAAGGCATATTAAAGCCTTCGGCGGAGCAATTAGCCGCTCTTGGCGAATACTGTAAGAATGATGTGGACATTTGTAAGGAGATTTATGAAAAACTTACGCCACAATTCCCGCAAAGCCAGTTGTCCACTATGGACTGGACAATACGCGCATTCGTCGAACCCAAACTTTTGCTTGACGAATGTGTATTATCCGAAGGGGTGCAAAATGAAAAAAAGAGGCGCGAAGAAACTATCAGAAAAAGCGGTGTTGAAAGAACTACGCTTAGCAGCAATAAAAAATTCGCGGAATACCTCACCTCTAAAAATATTGCCGTTCCTACCAAGCAATCCGCCAGAACTGGACGGCTTATACCGGCGTTCGCAAAAACCGACGAAGGTTTGGCGAGACTTCAGGAACGGGCACCTCTTTTATACGCGGCCAGAATTGCCAGTAAAAGCAATCTCCTGGAAACTAGGGGTGAAAGCCTTTTGGCGGTTGCAAAGACTGGCCTTTTCCCTTTTGATGTCGGCTTTTCGGGAGCAGTACAGACGCATAGGTATTCGGGGGGAAGCGGTGCAGGGGGTAATCCTCAGAATTTCACTCGTAATAGCTTTCTTCGTACTGCTATATGCGCTCCTGAAGGATATAAACTTATCGTGGGGGATTTTGCCGCCATTGAACTTCGGTTATTGGCATGGCTCGCTAAAGAACCTAAACTTATGGGTAAGATCATAAATGATGAAGATATCTATTCCGATTTTGCCTCTTTGAAGTATGGACGAAAGATTACAAAAGCGGATAAAATAGAGCGGCAGTTTGGAAAGTGTTCGATTCTTGGCCTGGGTTATAATATGGGCGCGAAGAAGTTCAAGGCTACCGTTAAATCGCAAATGGGTATTGATATAAGTGAGGAGGAAGCGTGGAAGACAGTGAACTTGTACCGGAGCACTTATTTCAATGTCCCAAAGCTATGGGCGCAGGCCCACAATCTTTTACCGCTTATATCTGGGGGGAAGATATCGTGCTTATGGTTTGCGCCTTTCATAAAGGTAAAGCGCAACATGCTTGTTTTGCCGTCCGGCTTAACCATACAGTACCCAAACCTACGATTGGAGAATGATGAATGGGTGTATGACGTTTATCATAAAGTCTATGTTGCGGAGCCCACAAAGCTTTATGGCGGTAAGATGATTGAGAATATATGCCAAGCATTAGCGGGTGAATTGTGCAAATTGGCCATTGATAGGGCTGAGGCTATGGGCATTCAATGCGTGGGTCAAGTGCATGACGAAATTTTAGCAGTTTCTATGGACGGTCCTACAGGGGTTTCTCGTTTAAAATATGCGATGGAACAGGCACCGAGTTGGATGCCCGAATTGCGGTTAAAGGCCGAGGTTGGATATGGGGGTAATTGGAATGATGCGAAAGTCTAGGGAACAACAGCGAATGGACGCAGAACTTGACCTAATCATTGATGATATGGGCCGCGCTATGTGGGCGGCAAACAAAGAGTATATCGCTACAAGCGAATCACCGCTAACACTTCATATGAATGAAGCATTATGTAAATTTCAGGATTTTTGCATAAGGTATTATGGCCAAAAAGCCTAAGACGCTTGAGACAAAGCTAAGATCGGCAATCAGGCTTATATGGAGCCGATCAGTGGAACGGCGGGCAGTTCTTAAAGCCGCCACTTATAAACTTCATATTGATTCATCCCACAACGATGAAATAATGTTTGATTGTCCGATTTGTCAACGACCTTGGCCAATTCAAATGGCCGAGGTGGATCACGAACCTCCACTTGGTACTCTTGTGAGTTGGCGCGAAGTAGTAAGTTTCATAGATCGAATGTTCTATGGACCACAGAGAGCTATATGCAAAATTTGCCACAAAAAGAAAACAGCAGAACAAAGGCGGAAACGATGATAGAACCCTCGCAACTTGATATCGCACAGTTAAAATTTGAGATGCGTACTATGTACAAGCATATT